AACACTGTGGGCCGCGCCCAACTCCGATGGGCGCGGCCAACTGTGCATCAGCGGTCGAATCTGTTCGTCAGCGGTCGAATCGGCCAGCCTTCACATCGACCAGAAACATCGACAACCGACCGTCGTCGAACGCGAGGACAGGACCGGTCACATTCTTCGAATCGCGCACGGCACCCACCCCTTCAACCCTTGCGAGTTCGACGCACGACCCGCCGGACGAACCACTGCGGGTCGACTTGCGCCACCTCGCTCCTCTCAACTTCGAGGACATGCTGCTCTCCCTTGCTCGGCGTCACACTTCCGCCGCTACAGTAGCGAGGAGTGTGACAGTGTCACGCGTCGACAGGGCCACATCCAGCATCTGAGCGAACGCGGCCTCGTACTTCTCGACGCGCTCTTCGTCGTCCACGAAGATCCCGTCCGTCAGGTTTTCGAGGTACACCACAGTCCGTCGTCGCCCTGGTGGCGTCAGGATCGTGAAGGGAAAGCCGCGGGCGGGGTGCATGCCAGCCGAGGCCTGGATGACCCGGACATCCGCCTTGCCTTGGTCAACCAAGTCAACGAGGTGCCGGAGTTGATGGCGCATCACCTTCGGGCTGCCGATCGTGAGGCGCAGAGCGGCTTCGGGCAGCACAAGCGTCGGCCGCACCGGCTGCGGACCTTCGAGCCGTGCCTGCCGCGCCATCCTGGCTTGGACGAGTTTGTCGACCTCGGCGGGCTTCACGATGTTGAACCCGACGACCGCGCGGGCGTAGTCCTCGGTCTGGGCCAGCCCGTGTACCAGCTCGGGGTGGTAGTCCCGGACCACCTTGGCGGTTTCCTCGACGCGGAAGAAACGCTGCAACCGGGCTGGCACTGCGGCGCCCCACGGGGTCGGCGGGCGGCGCTGCCGCGCTGCCGCCGCCAGTTCCTCGATCGCGCTCCGTTCCTCGCCTGCGACGCCGAAGAGATCCAGCAGTTTTTCCAGTTCGCTGTGCGTCATGGCGGATCGGCCGCGCTCGATGGTGCCGATCTTCGCTTCCGAGCAGTGGAGTTGCAGGGCGGCGTCCTTGCGGGATTTCTTCGCGTGGAGGCGATGCTCGGCGAGCACCTCACCGAGTTGAAGCTTGTAATCGGTCGGGCTCTGGACGTCCTCACTCATCATGGGCACCCCCTGTGTGATCGAGGACAGTTTGCACGAGACCGGCATGGGCACCACTCACCTGATTGGGCGTCTAGACGGTTGTCACAGTGACAGTTTACCGTGACAAGGCCTAAACGGTACTGGGTTCGCCCAGTGCCCGGACGGCCCCACCGCTCCGCGCCAAGGCGTCACACTTCCAGTGCGCTCACAGCGCGGAGCGGCCGGGCCCAACACGGAAGGTCGTGCCGTGCAGGAGATCCGTAGCCAGGTGTTGATGGACTGCCGCGACCGGGACGGCTGCGCCACGAAGGTCGGCGCCGGGCTCATCCGCGGCGGCGGCATTGTCCTGATCAGCCACGCCCACGACGGCAAAGCGCTTCTCACACAGCCCGAAGCCGCGGAGTATCTCGGGCTATTCCGGCGCCTGATCAGCGAGTCCGCACTCAGCGAGCCCACCCGATGATCACTGCCTTAGCGAGTAGCGAAGCAGCCACTACCCCTCAGTTGATCGCGTTCCTGGCACTGATGCTGGTAGTGGTCCTGGCCGGGTGTCTGCTGGTCCCGCAGTACAAGGAGCGTGCCCGCGCGGCGGCCCTGGTTCGCGGCCTGCGCGCCTGGGTGCGCTCGATGTCCGCCCCCGAGCACAACCCCCTCAGGTCCCCGTCCTCTCACCGTGACCCCCGACCGGTGTCCGGACGGCACGCGGCGGACCCAACCCGAATCTCCGCCTCCCCCCGGGCTGGGTCCGCCGCACCCACACCACATCGCAGGCGGGCGGCATGACCGCCGTCCTGGTCCGGCCCGGTTTCTTCATCGGGATCCGCGACATGACCCGACACAAGATCGCCACCCGTGCACGGCTCACCGACTACCCCGACCCCCCGGCCGGGCCGGGCGGCCATTTCGGGTGGGCGTTGTGCGGCGAACCCGCGTACGAAGACGATGGCGCCGCGCTGCGCCTCCGGATCGCCGAGTGCCAGATGTGTGTCGGCTTGGCGGTCGATGACGGCTGAGCCGTCTTCGCCGCGGTTCGGATCGGGTGCCCTGCACTACCTCGTATAGGAGGTGTGCGGGGCACCGTCACGTCACGGGGTCGCCGTCGTCCTCATGGAGCTGGCGGCCATGCTCGATTCCCCAGCGTCGTACGTCTTCGGTGCGCCACACCTTGCCCATGGCCAGTTCGACTTCGGGCCGGGGGAAGTCGTCACGACTGGTCAGCTGGAACACGCGCTGGCGGCCGACGCCGAACAGCTTGCCGATCTCGGCAGCGCCCATGAGGTGTTCCATGCCGAGGATCATAGGCACAAGCCTAGTAGTCAGTAGACTAGTAGTCACATGCCCACTAGGCTTGTGCCTACTAGACGTATGACTAGACCTCGTGCAGCGACCCGTCGATACCGCAGGAGCCCACGTGTCCAAGCTCAACGACCTGTTCGATCAGAGCCTGCTCGGGGAGATGATCAGCGGCGGGTTCGTGCGTGTGCAGCACCATCCCGACCTGCCGCTTTCGATCTTCAACTACACCGAGAAGGCCGCGTACGAGCACGTGTGGAACTTGGTCACCACCACCTGCCGGGGGCTCATCACGAACCGGGACACCGGGGATGTCGTGGCCCGGCCGTTCGGGAAGTTCTTCAACTACGGCGAGCGTCTCGCGGCCGAGCTTGACCTAGCTGCACCGGTCGTGGTGTCGGACAAGGCGGACGGAAGTTTGGGCGTGCTGTACTCCGTTCCCAGTGGATGGGCCGTCGCGACGCGTGGCTCCTTCACCTCCGACCAGGCGCGGCACGCGACCGCGCTGTTCAACGAGCGGTACGCCGACTGGCAGCCGCCTGAGGGCGTGACTGTGCTGTTCGAGATCGTCTACCCGGACAACCGAATCGTGCTCGACTACGACGGGATGGACGACCTGATCCTGCTCGGCGCGATCGACACGGACACCGGGGGCACCGCGCACCCGCTGCTCACTGCTGACTGGCCGGGCCCGAGGGTGGAGGTCTTCCCGTACTCCAGCCTTGCTGAGGCGCTGGCCGCCGAATCCCGTCCGAACGCCGAGGGTCTGGTGGTGCGGTTCGTCGACACCGACCAGCGGGTAAAGCTCAAGCAGGCCGACTACGTGGCCATGCACCGCATCGTCACCGGGTTCACCGCTCGCCGCTTGTGGGAGCGCGCCGCGGTGCACGCGGTGTTGGCCGTGACCCCCGACGTGTCGGTGAAGCGGCTTGCCCAAAACCTGCGCCTTGATGTGGCTGACGCCGCAGACATCGTCGACGCCGGTCCTGACTGGCTTGACCAGATCCGCGAGCTCGCCCCGGAGGAGTTCCTCGGGTGGATAGACACCACCGTGGCCCGCCTACACGCCGAGGCCGCCCCAGTGGTGGCCGACGTGCTGGCGGCGGCCGATCGGCTGATGGTGCTACCTCGCCAGCAGGCCGCTGCCCAACTGGTCAGCCACCCGTATCGGGGGATGGTGTTCGCCGCCCTGGACGGGAAGGACATCACCGCGCAGGCATGGGCGTCGATCTACCCGGCCCACGAGAAGCCGTACTGGACCCGGACGGAGGACGCGGCGTGACCCGCCTGATCGCGACGCGCGGTCTGCCCGCGTCGGGAAAGACCACCTGGGCGAAGGAGATGGTGTCCGCCGCCGAGCAGCCCATGGTGCGCGTGAATCGTGACGACCTGAGGTTGATGCTCGACGGGCAGCCGTTGCACACCCACCCCGCCGAGAAGCGGGTGAGCGTCGTGCAGCAGTCGGCCGTGGCCGAGCTGCTCCGTGAGGGCGTGGACGTGATCGTGGACGACACGAACCTGCGTGCTCGTTACCTGCGAACTTGGGTCGAACTGGCCGACCGGTGCGGTGCCGACCTCGAAGTGCGGGACTTTACCGGCGTGGATGTCGAGGAGTGTGTGCGCCGCGACAATGAGCGTGAGCGGCCGGTCGGTGTGGACGTGATCCGGTCGATGCATCGGCGGTACCTCGCCGGGCGAAAGTTGCCGCTCGACATCCCGGTATTGCCTGCCGCCGTCCCTGGGCGTCCGTACGTGCCGAACCCGCTCTTGCCCGCCACGGTGATGGTCGACATCGACGGCACCATCGCGATCAATGCTGGCGTGCGGGACCCGTTCGACGCGACCCGTTACCACCTTGACCATCCCAACTCGGCGGTCATCGCGGCGGTCAACTCCATGTACTTGGCGGGGCACCTGGTGGTGTTCTGCTCCGGCCGCGACGATACCTATCGGGACGTCACCCAGGCGTGGCTCGACGAGCACGTGCCCATCCCGCACTCCGGACTGTTCATGCGCGCAGCGGGCGACCGTCGTCGCGACGACGTGGTGAAACTGGAGTTGTTCGACCGGCACATCCGCGACCGGTACTGCGTCGTTTGCGTGTTCGACGACCGCGACCGGGTGGTCAAGGCGTGGCGCGGGATCGGGCTCACGGTGATGCAGGTCGCCGAAGGCGCGTTCTAGCGGCTTCGCCCAGTCCCCGGTCCGGCCGCGTGGCACCACGGCCGGACCGGCTTCCAACCCAAACACGCCAGAAGGGCCAGGACGTGAAGAAGATTCCGACTGATGGGTGTGGGAGGCCAGCCGACCATGACGTCTGATGTGGTGCCCCGACTCCTCAAAGCAATCGGGGCAGCGGAACAACGGGTGGCGGCCAAGAGCGAGTGGGGCCGTCCGTACGACGAGTCGTGGCACACGCTGCACTGCGGGTGGCAGCTCGGCGAGGAAATCCACGACGAATGCGAGTGCGGAGTCCCGGCCGCCGTCCTCCGCCGGTGCGCGGCAGATCGGCGACAGGTCGAGCGCCACAAGCCCATCAGCCACCACGACGGGTTCACCTACTGCGCCACCTGCGGCAGCGGGGAGCCCTATGAGTATCCGACGGATTGGCCGTGCGACACGTTGAAGGACATCGCCGAGCCCTACGGCGTCACCGACACCGCTGACTCCGATGGGTGAGGTGATCCGGTTCGGCGGCCGAGGCCGTGAGCCCACACCCCCGCCGATACCCCCGGCCCCGGACCCGGATAACGGGTTGTGCGCCACGTGGGGTGAGCTGATCGACACGTGGATGTACCTGTGCGACACGGGGGAGTACTGGACGTTGCGCGCCCAGTTGAAGGCGTGGTCGGTCGCGTGCGAGGGGATCCCGCTGCCGGACGGCGTGCTCGGCGACCCGGAGGAGGAGTAGCAGTGCAGACCAAGGACATCTCTCCCCAGGCGGCCCACCTGGACGACGACGAGCACCTCCCGGAAGGGCGGTGCCAATGCTTGTGCCTGGCGTGCACGACGCGCGACGGACGCTGCGTGTGCCCGGAGTGCGACTGCGAGGAGCCGGGGGACCACGGCGCGTGGGTGTGGGAAGCGTGAAACGCAGCATGTCCCAGCCGCCGACAGCCGCACCCATGTTCGAATCGGTGTGCCACACAACTAAGATTATGTGGTTTTTGGGAGTGAGATGAGCACCGAACTGCAGGTCACCACCAGCCCGGACCTCGCCGTTGCGCAGGGTCGCGCTGTTGTGCACGACGCCGTCCGCGACCAGCTCGTCTACGAGATCGGCCGCGACCGGCTGGAGAAGCTCGACGCCGTGGTCGACCCGGCGACGTTCGACGCCGTGCTCCACTGGCTGTCCGGCGGTGAGCGGTCCTCCCTCGACACGAAGCGTCGGTACGCCGAAGACCTCACCGCGTTCGCCGAGTGGGCTGCCCTGCACCTCGGATGCCGCACGGTCTCGCTGCTGTCCGTCCTCACCTTCGAGACGATCACCACCTGGACCATCTACGCCCGCTCGCAGGGGCTCGCCGCGCGCAGCCAACGCCGGATCCTGTCCGCCGTGTCCAGCCTGTTCAAGCACACCGCACCCCGCGGGTGGTCCTCCCCCAACCCGGTGTCCTTCAGGTCCCACGCCCCGAAGGTCGGCACCTCGACCACCGGACGGCCTGCCGGGGCGACCCGCGTCCTGCCCGCCGACGAAGCAGTCCGCATGGGGAAGGCAGCGCGCACCGCAGAGGAGCGCCTCACGTTCGACCTGCTCTACCTGCAAGGGCTCCGCGAGTCCGAGGTGGTCAACCTCATGGCGGAGAACGTCGACCGCAACCAGTCCCCCGCGGTCCTGAACTTCCAGCGCAAGGGCGGCCAGTGGAAGCAACGCATCCTGCCCGCGGCGACGTTGCGGCACCTGGACGACCTCCTCGACGTCCGCGATGACGGGCCGGTGCTGATCGACCCGAAGACCGGCGGTGCCCGCAACCGCCACCAGTTGATCGACCTGACCCGCAGGCTCGCCCGCCGCGCCGAGATCCCCAACCCGCAGGGCGTCACCCCGCACGTTCTCCGCGCTGCGGCCATCACCGCGCTGCTCAACGGCGGCTCCCCGCTGCAGCAGGTCCAGAAGTGGGCGGACCACGCGCACGCCACCACCACCCAGGGGTACTGGGAGCGGTCGAACGGCCTGCAGCGCGACGCCGAGCTGACGGGCAGCCTCGCGTCCATGCTGTCGGACGAAGACGGCCCGCTGCTCGGCGGCGGCGAGTGACGCGGATCTGCGGCAGGACAACGCGAAAGAGACTCGCGTGCAAGCTCCCCGTCTCCCGGATCTATCGGTGGCCGCACGGTGACGACTTCGCCCCAGCGTGCGCGGCCCACCTCACTCCCGACGAGACTGCTGCGTTCGATGCGCTGCGGACCGCAGACGCGGACGCACTCGCCGCAGCGCACCGTCAACCACCGGCGTGCCACTCATGGTCACTGATCGCGCCGGTCGAGCCTGATCAGGTCGAGTTGGACATTGGCGTCCGCTACGGCGGGCGGATGGCCGAAGCGCTCCGCCTGTGCCGCCAACTCCTGACCTGGCAGGCGGACCGGTGCGCCATCTGCGGCGAACTCGGCGGCGACGTCGAGGACCACTGCCACCGCAGCGGCCTGTTCCGAGGCTGGCTGTGCCACAGCTGCAACATCCGGGAAGGACTGTGGGACACCACCACGTTCCGGCTCTACCGCGAGCGCCCACCTGCGGTGATCCTCGGCTACACCTACCAGTACGACGGCTATGGCTGCTCGGACGGCGCCGAGCCGGAGCAGTGGGTGGTGGACGCACTTGGGCCACGGCCGCCCGATCACTCCCCCGAGGCCGCCGCGTACCTGGCGGCAGCAGCGACGCTGGACAAGCCACGTCAGCGACCGGACAACCCGCTGAAGAAGATGGGCCTGTGACGATGCCGGAGCAGATTAGCAAGGGCGCCTACAAGCGCCAGGTCCAAGCGCTTGCGGACGGATACGAGATCCCGAAGGCGGCAGCACGGCGGATCATCGACGCCACCTTGGAGGGGGCAGACCTGGACGTGGCGATCCAACGCGAGCTGTCTCCGCGCGAGCAGGCGTGACCGGGGCGCACGGCGGCGGCACGCTGCGCACGGAGTACGGGGTGCGGTGGGTGCGACCGGACGGACAGGAGCACATCGCCGAGTTCGGCCACCGCATTGAGGACCGACGCCGCGCCGAGTACGCGCTGGCTGCGCATCCGGAGCTTCCGAAGTCCGAGCTGGTACGCCGCACGGTCCGAGTGTCCGGGTGGGAGCCTGTGCCCGGCGAGTTGGCCGGGTACGAGAAGCAGCCGAGGAAGAGGACGAGGAAGCACTGATGAACGAGCTGATGAGCCGCTTGGTGGCTGCGATCTACGTGAAAGCGTCGCTGGCCAAGGAGGCGCAGGGCGGACCGTGGGGAAACGAGGACGAGCCCGGCGAGGTACGCGAGGTGCCGAACGGTGGCACAGTCGCGTTTACGCCGCGGCAGGAAGACGGCCAATTCATCGCTGCCAACGACCCGCAGGTCGTCCTTCGACGCTGCGCGGCGGACCAGCGGTTGGTGAAGCTCTGGCGAGTCGTGAATACCGCGTCGAACGCGTCGCCCGACATGCGGACGGTGATGGACGAAGTGATGCGCCACCTCGCCGACGGCTACGGAATCACGTCAGCGGGCACGCTCCAGGAGCAAAGCCAGTGAGCGACATCGTCCAGCCAGTCGCAGTTGCCGACACAAGCCGCGCCTACCAGAGGTACGTGCCAGGCAACGAGCCGTACGGCAACCTCGATCAGCTGTCACAGAAGCCGTGGAGCGTGGTCCACCGCGAGTTCGGCCCTGAGGTGGCCGATGTGCTGACCAGGAAGCTGGAGCAGGCCGTGGTCGACCACATCACGAAGGGCGGACAGCGCCAGTGACCGAGCCGAACCCGCTGAGCGACGCGCTCGCGAAGGCCGTTGCCGGGATGAAGCACGCCGGGGACATCCTGACGACGCAGGCCGCGATCGCCTGGGTCTACAAGGGCGACCTGGTGAAGGCCCGCGAGGTGTTGGCCAAGCTCCCTGCGGACAAGCTGGTCGAGGTGTCCATGGCCGCCGCTGCGTTGTCCTCGCTCGCAGACGAAGTAGCCGCTGAGAAGCGCCCATGAGCGCCTCAACCCTGCAAGACGCACTGGCCGCGCCTGCCGCACAGGCCCGCGCCCGGTTCGGTGGCCACAGCAATGGCTACCTCGACGGGTCGCTCGTCGTGCATGCCGTCCGCCTGCAGGACTGGCTCGGCCTCCCCGTGCCCGGTCCTGGTTGTCACGTCGGTACCGGAACCTGGGACTTCACCCGGTTCAAGCCGACCCAGTCGCCGGTATCGTGCGGGCGGTGCACGAAGGCCGGGCTACAGCGCCCGGAGCCGAGCGGTGACCGGCCCGGCCAGCTCTTGCTTGACGTCGACCTGACAGACGCCGGGCCTGTCTAAGTAGGCTAGCCGTATGGCACTGGACCCGGACGACTCCCGCCCGCCATACGTGCAGGTCGCGGCCGCGCTGCGCGCCGAGATCCTGGTCGGGCTCCTCAAGCCGGGGGCACAACTCCCGTCGCGCGTGGAGCTGGCGAAGAAGTACGAGGTCGCTCCGATGACCGTGCAGAGCGCCCTGCGCGAGTTGCGCGACGACGGACTGATCGTGTCCCGGCAGGGCAGCGGCGTGTTCGTCCGTAACCGTTTCCACATCGACGCAACCACCCGGATCCGCGCGGCCCGGCGAGCGCTCGACGAGATCCACGCTCCGATGAGTGCTGCGGACAGGCGGTGCCGCGAGTGCCGGGACGCACTCGGGCGCAACCTCCCGTGGCCCTGCCGCACGTGGCAGCAGATCGCGCCCGTGCTGGACGATCAGGACGAGACCTGACGCCGGACGTCACTCATCAGCACCGCGTTCGCCTCGTTGCCGTCCGGCCAGATTTCCTCGACCGCGATGCCCGCGATGGTGAGCGCCATGTGGTCGATCGGCTCGTCGACGGACTCGACCGGCATCCACCCGCCGAGGACCCACCGCGCGACGATGGTCGGCACCACGAGGCAGTACACGCCGAGGTTGAGCACCGCGAGCAGGGCGTAGGTAAGGCTCACCACGGCCGAAACCCCCACTTGTCGACGAACGTGGCCATGTCCTTGCCTGTCTGCTCCTGCAGCACCGGGTTGGCCGCGGTGGACTGGTCCGGGTGGCGGTGCCGGATCGCACCGTCCGGGAATGGGACGCGGACCGTACCGCCGCGCTGGAGTGCCTGCTGTTCGATGTCGTCGTCCCCGCACCACCAGCGCATCCGCTCGTCTGCGCGGATGCCTGAGTGGCCGCGCACCACGAAGCAGAACCCCGTCATCCTGTCTGCCAACCCGACCGGGCCCTTGTCGACGTTGGCCCTGAACGTCGCACCGGGGAACGCGACGTCGGCTGACCAAACCTCGAACGCCCTCGACATCACGTCGAAGAAGTCGGGCGGCAACACGACGTCGTCGTTGAGCACCGCCACCGCGTACTCGGCCCCGGCGGCAAGCTCCGCAGCCCAGTCCAGGCCGATGTTCCACAGCCGGGACAGGTTCGGTGGCTGCTCCTCATCGCGCACCACACGGATCCGGCGACCAAGGAACTGGGTGAATTGGTCGCCCCTGAGTCCTGCGGCACCGCAGATGGACGGGTCGCTGGCATTGTCGATCACCAGTACCGAGACCTCGGGCGGGATGGACGCCAGCAACTCGGTCAGCTCGGCGGGGCGGTTGTGGGTAGGGATGACCGCGAACATCACGAGCGGCTGGATCCACGCGCTCACGAAATCCTCCGGGCCCACGCGTAGACGTCGCCGGGGATCGGGTTGTAATGCACGGCGCTCACCGCGAACACCTGGTCGAGCAGCACCTCGATCGGCCCCGGAGGAACGTTCGCGTACCACTCCCCTGGTGCTGGGTCCATCTCGCCTCGTGCACCGTGGGGGCGACGCCCGTCGCTGGCGCAGGTGAGGATTAGGTGGCCTCCTCGGCGCAGCGCCCACCACGCGGTGAGAACGCACTTCTGCCATTCCTCGACGTGCTCAAGCAGTTCGGTGCACAGCACCAGGTCGTAGGTCCGGTCGGGTTGCCAGGTGCAGGCATCAGCCACGAAGTCGACCCCTGGGCCGGGCTCCGCGTCGAGACCGAACCAGGTGGCGCCGGGAAAGTGTGCTCGGGCGGTGCCGTTGATGTCCGCGCCGCCGAGGTCGAGCGCGACGCACCCCGCGCCTGCCCCGATGCCCGCGGCGTCGCGCATCGTCGCGACCGCTTCGTACGCCTCGGTGTGCATCAGGCCATCGCCTCGGGTTGCCACACCGTGGAGTGCGCGTCGCTGATGTCCGCGCGGAGCGGCGCGTAGAAATAGCAGGCCAGCGACTTCCGCAGGTGGTCGCCGAGGATCGGTTCGGGGTGCCCGTGCCAGGACGCGTCCGAGGTGGCGAACAGGACGGTGCGGTTGAACTCCGGCAACACCTCCACCTCGCGGTGCTCGCCGAGGAACAGGGTGCCGCCCCACTCCGCCCGCCAGTCGCGGTTGAGGAACACCATCAGGTTCAGACGCCGCTCCAGCGGCAGGTCGGGGTGGACGTTGAAGTCGACGTGGCTGGCCAGCCTGCCGCCTTCGGAGGTCATGTGCATCCCGCCGCCGACGGTGTCCGCGGTGAGCGGCCCGATCCCGGTCGCCTGGGCGAGCGCGGCGCACACCTCGGGCGAGCGGACGTGGTCGAACCAGGCGCTCGTCTCCGGCCCCCAGCACGCGTCGCCCCCTGCGCGTTTGCCCCATTCCTTGGGGTCTGGGTAGGTAACCCAACGGCGGTCGTCCGGTGCCGGGAACTCTGCGGCGATCGCGTCCAACCAGGCCGGGTGCCACAGCCCGTCGAGTACCACGTGTGGGAACGGCGCGGCACCGGCGAACCGGTCCGCGTCCACGTTGATGCTGGTCAGATCACCCATGACGCTGCTCCAGGGGCAGGGCGATCGCGACCTGACCGAAGACCTTCGACGCGCGTGCGAACATCCCGCCGAGCCGGTAGAACGCGGCCTGCGCCTCGCGCGACGGCACACCGGGCACGAAGGCGTGGCCGGTCTCGACGAGCGCGTCCGACATGTCGCGGAGCAGAGCGCCGACGTTGACGATCTCCTGCTGCGGCGTCTCGTTGTCGACGACGTCGGCAGCGACAGGTGGGGTGAACGACTGCCCCCAGGTACGCTGGCAACCTGGGCAGATCCACTGCTGGCCGGGGAGGATGTCGCTCGGCGGCGCGCACCGATGCTCGGGCTTACTGTCCGGCTGGGCCACATCGGGCTGATCGGTCATGACGCCTCCTTGCGGGTCACGGCGGTGGTCAGGTTCGACAGCAAGGCGTCTTCCCACAGGTGCCCGTTGCCTTCGATCGTGTGCTGGGCGGCTAGGTGGCGGGCGGCGGCGCTCATCTCGGCCCGCATCGATGTGTCGAGCACGAGGTCGGTGAGTGCCTTCGACCACTCGTGCGGGCGGGTCACGAGCAGCCCGGTCTCGCCGTGCCGCACGAACGCTGGGTAGGGGCCGACGTCGGAGGCGACGATCGGGAGCCCCCGCGTAGCCGCTTCTAGCGCCTTCAACCAGGACTTGGACTGGTTGAACACGTGCGGGTGCAGCGGAGCCAGGGCGATGTCGAACGCGCCGAGCGCCTCGTAGTAGTCCCAGATGCCGTCGACCCACCCGGTGACGCGGAGCCGGTCGCGGGGGAACTTCCGCTGCGACGGGAAGGTGCCACCGATCGCGTGGTAGACCGCCGCGGGGTTGCGTTTGAGCCAGCGCGCCAGCTGCGGGGCGGCTTCATCCCAGTCCATCGCGTGGGTCGAAGACCCTGCCCAGCCGACGACGAACCGGTCGTCGGCGCGCTCCGGCGCGGGCAGGTCGAGGACCCCGGCCGGGATGAAGTTCGGGATCACGACGACGTTCGGGTTGATCGGCCGGACGATGTCGGCCAGCGGCTCCGTCGACACTGTCACCAGGTCGGCCAGCCGCAGGTTCGTGCGCAGGTTCTGGCCGACGCCGGGCTGCGAGAAGAACGCATGCGACTCCTCTGAGCTGGGCGGCACCTGCCACAGGTCGTCGTCCAGCTCGAACACCATCAGCGGCCGCTTCGGGTGCTGGGCGATGCGCTGCCACCGCACGCTCGGGTCGTACATGCACACCCGCTGCCCGATCACCACGTCCGCAGTGTCGAGCCACTCGTCGGGCATCTGCATCGAGGTGAGCACCTCGTGCCCGCGGCGGCCGAGCTCGTCGGACGGCATCTGCATCCGGTACCAACCGCAGCCGCTGCTGTCCGCGCTCCAGCTGAAGATCTTCACGGCTGGGGCCCCACCGGGGAAACGTCCTGGATCGGCATGCGCGCTCCCGTGGTGGCCGGAAATCTTCCCGTTGAAATGGTAGATGACCGAAGAATCCGCCGAGACCATGCCCGATCACGGTGCATGCTTACGGTGTTCCTCGTGCCGACGCCACGGCCGGACCGCCGCATCCTCGCGCCCTAAAGGAGCCCCGATGCCACTCCCCCCGGCCGTCGGCACGGTCACGATCGACTTCGACATCCGCCACCCGCAGACCGGCACACCGGGCAACGGCACCGTGCTGGTCACGCTGCCCTACGCCCTGCGGGACACCACGGATCACGTGATCCTCGGCGCGGGCACCATCACTGCGCTGTGTGTCGACGGCGTCGGCTCGGTCACCATCCCGGACCCGAATGACACCGATGTCAGCCCCCAGGGTTGGGCACCGCACATCAGCGTCCTGACCGACGTTTACGCCGCCGAGTACGACATTGTCATCCCGGACGGCTCGGCCGGTCTGACCCTGCACCTGTCGAACCTCGCCCCCGCCGAGACCCCGCCTCAGGTGTTCGCCTACGCGCTCGTGTCACAGCTCGCCGGTTACCTGCCACTCACGGGCGGCACGCTGTCCGGCCCAGCCTCGTGGAACGGCACCCCGTCCGCGTCCGGGCACCTCACCACCAAGGCCTACGTCGACAGCCTCATCGTCTCGGGCGGGGTCCCCGACGCGACCACCAGCAGCAAGGGCGTCGTCCAGCTCGCTGGAGATCTCGGCGGTACTGCAGCCGCGCCCACGGTTCCAGGGCTGGCCAGCAAGTACGTCAAGCCCGGCTCAGGAATCCCCTTGGGTGACCTGACTGCTGCCGTGCAGACCAGCCTGGGCAAGGCAGACACGGCCGTCCAACCAGGCGCACTCGCGGCGGTGGCCACGTCCGGCGCGAAGGCCGACGTCGGCCTCGGCAACGTCGACAACACCAGCGACCTGGGCAAACCGATCTCCACCGCGACCCAGACCGCGCTCGACGCCAAGGTCGCGAAGGCCACCCTCACGGCCAAGGGCGACCTGTACATCGCGACCGCCTCGGGCACGGTCGTCCGGCTACCGGTCGGCACCGACGACCAGGTGCTGACGGCCGACTCCGCCCAGACCGCGGGCGTGGCCTGGGCAACCCCGTCGGGCGGCACCGTCGACATCCCGTCCACCGCCGCCCAGCAGGGTTTCGTCGGCTGGACCGGCGACCTGCTCACCTGGACGACCAGGTCAGGTGTCGGCGACGGCGACGTCTCCCTCGTCCGCCTGCCTCTACCAGCAGGTAAGGCCGTCACCACACTGTGGGTCGCCGTCAGCACCGCGGGCACCTACTCCGCGACCGGGAAGCCCAACCAGCTCGGCATCTGGGACGACGACGGGACCCTGCTGTCCCTCACCCCTGACGACTCGACCCTGTACACCAGCAACGGGTGGCGCTCCGGCACGCTGACGACCCCCGTCGCCTCGTCCGGGACCCTCCGGTACTGCTACGTCGGTTTCATCGTCGGCGGCCAAACCGGGCTACAGCTCTACTACCCCACCGCGGCCAACCTCGTCGGCTCCACATCCGAGGGGAACGTCCTCAACGGGGGGCCGATCACCCGACGACGCGCCGTGTACCTCACCGGCCAGTCCGCGCTGCCCAGCAGCTTCAACCCGACCACCGTCGGCACCGTCACTGCCTACATGCCCCTTCTCGCGATGTCCGCGTAACCACCACACAAAGGCGCTGATCAGCGCGAACAGTTGGAGCCGAACATGACCACCACACCGGCTGGGACCGAAATCGTGCGGTTCGCCTACGACGAGCCGCGCAACACGGCAGACATCGCGCGCGAGCAGCAACTGTGCTTCCGCTTGCGCATCGAGCACTTCACGATCCGGCAGATCGCTGAGCTGACCGGGCTCGGCGTGGCCACGGTGCACAAGCGCATCACGGACGAGATCACCGAGACGGTGGCCCCGTACCGGGAGCAGTACAAGTCGATGGCGCGGGAGCGGCTGGACAACATGTCGCGGAAGGTGCTGGACCTGATGTCCCAGCCCCGCTACCTGGTGCATGAGGGCAAGGTGGTGAGGGTCGACGGGGCTCCGGTCCTGGACGCGGAGTACCAGTTGCGGTGCCTGGACAGGTTGATGGCGATTGAGCGGCAACGGGCGCAGATGGAGGGCTATAACGCGCCGGTGAAGGTGGACGCGACGGTGACTGAGGTGACTCAGGAGGACATCGAGGCGGCGGCGATGATCCGGGAGGCGAAGGCGCGGGCGGCGGCGCAGCGGGAGCGGTTGCAGGCTGAGGCGTGAGCACCGGCGAGCGTCGATACGGGAGATCCTCCTGCACAATGGGTGTTTCACCGCAGATTCTTCGGCCACCTCGCGGGGTTGAGCCGAAGAATCTGCGGCCCGCCTCGCAGGAAGGCCCGATCATGGACAGCCCCAAACTCGGCACCGACGTCCTCTACACACTCAACGAGGGCGACATCGAAACGATCCGGCAACTCGTACCCCGCATCAACTCGGCAGCCGGACAGAACCTCAACCAACCCACCGCAGGCGAGCAGTACCCCGCCAAGGTCGTCCGGTGCTGGCCCAACTCGTCAGCCGCGAACCTGAAAGTCTTCCTCGACGGTGGCGCGACCGCCGAACTGTGGGCCACCTCCCGCGTCGAGGGCACCGGGCCGGGCACCTGGCAGCGGCCGTGAACCCGCCGCTCCTCGCCGCGATCACACTGCTCGCCCTGCTGTGCTGGGGCTTGGCCAAGGTGACCTCGGAGCAGGTTGGGCGCGTCCTCAACGTGCTCGCCGTCGCCCTTGTGGCAGCGGCGCTGGCCGTCCTCCTGTACACGACCGTGACCCTGTAGATCGGAGACGACGTGGCGGCTGACTACGGGCATCGCACCGCCGAGGAGGACCTCGCGGAGGCTGAGTCCGCGCTGCGCCTGGCAGGCTCCGGCGGCCAGACCACCCCACCGGAGGCCATGGCGCTCGTCGGGATCGGGTACGCCCTGACCGCCCTTGTGCGCAGGCAGGGCGAGTTCTACCGCGAAGTGGTCGACGTGCTGGATCAGGCCAGAGGCGACTAGTCGATGGCCGCCGTCCAGGACCCCGAAACCCCCGCCCCCTCCGAGGAGGAGCGCGGGGGTTTCGACCTGGACGCGTACCTCTGCCAGTTCGACCCCCGGATGCTGGAGATCCCCGAGTGCAGGCGCGAACTCTGCCGCTACGAGCCGCTCCTCTATGCGCTGCTCTATTTGCCGCACCACCTTCGTGGCAGCGAGGACGGGGCGCGGATCACCCTCTCGGAGTTCCACATCGAACTCGCCGAGGCGGCGAAGAGGTGGGCGCTTCCTACCATGGAGCCGCGCGCTGATCGGGACGCGTACGTTTGCCCGCGCGAGGCGGGGAAATCAACTTGGTTGTTCCTGATCCTGCCGCTCTGGGCTGCTTCGTTCGGCCACAAGAAGTTCATCGGGGCATTCGCCGATGCCGGGGCGCAGGCGGAGATGCACCTGCTGTCGTTCAAGCAGGAGCTGGACAACAACCTGTTATTGCGTACGGATTTCCCCGACTTGTGCAGGCCGGGCCGCCGTCCGGGTGGCATGACCGAGTCCGACACGAAGCACATGTACATCGCTGGATCAGGGTTCGTATTCGCGGCGAAGGGTGTGGACGCGAAGGCGTTGGGCATGAAGGTCGGCGCGCGGCGTCCGGACCTGCTGATTCTCGACGACGTCGAGCCGGACGAGTCGAACTACAGCGACTACCAGAAGGACAAGCGGCTCGCGACGATCCAGAACGCGATCCTGCCGCTCAACATCCGGGCGCGCGTGGTCATCGCCGGGACGGTGACCATGCCCGGCTCGATCATCCACGACCTGGTCAAGACCGTGTCGATGCCAGGCGAGCCGCCAGCGCAGTGGGTGACCGACGAGAAGATCCGGGTGCATTACTACCGGGCGATCGTCACCGACGAGGAGACCGGGGCACGGCGGTCGTTGTGGCCGGAGAAGTGGCCGTTCGAGTTCCTGGTCAGCATCGAGCACACCCGCGGCTACAAGCTGAACTACGACAACAACCCCATGGCCAGGGACGGCCAGTACTGGAACGAGACGGACTTCGTCCACATCGAGCTGCCCGCGCTGACCGCGATGCTGCTGTCCATCGACCCGGCGGTGAAGTCGAAGAAGACGTCGGACTTCACCGCGCTGGCCGTGATCGCCTACTCCGCGCACCACCGGCGGTGCATCGTCCTCGACGCCTGGGCAATCCGGGTACCGCCCGGCGCTGCACTGCGGAAACGGGTGCTCGGGATCCTGGAGCTGCACCCGGAAATCCGGGGCATCGTCGTGGAGGACAACCAAGGCGGCGAAGTGTGGGACGCGTCCGTGCTGCACAACATGCCCGTGAAGGTGCGGACGGTGGGCCAGCACGAACCCAAGGAAGTGAGGGCAGCCCGTCTTCTGGGGTTCTACCAGAACCGCCCCCGCCGCCTGCCCGGCAGACCGGCAAGCCCGATCGACGACCTGCCGTTCGTGGTGCATGCCCGCCCGCTACCCGCGCTTGAGGAGCAGATGGTCGGGTTCCCCAAGGCCGCGCACGACGACTTGGTCGACGCGGTGGGGACCGGTGTGGACATGTTCTTGAAGAAGCGGAAGCGCAACGGCGTGGAGCGGATCATGCCGGGCATGGACGATGAGGACGATCTAGCATCCTGACCGGCCAGCCACCCATCCGGCAGGAGGATCCCCTGCCGGATGGCGTGATGACCGAAGAAGCTTCGGCGTGCGGTTATTCTGACGACAACACATCCGGGAGGCCGCCGCGTGAATGCCCCACTGGCCATGCAGGAGTCCGTCGACAAGATCCTCGGCGTACTCGAAGCCGAACGCGCCACCAACCCGGACCTCCAGCACGGACTCGACGAGCTAGAGAACGCCGCAGAGGCCTACCACAAGGCCGAAAGGTACTTCGAGGACACCGTGCCCGAGGTGTTCGCCTCACTGCGCCTGCGTCGCGCGATGCAGGCCACCGGCACAGACTTCCGGATCAACTTCGCGAGGATCCCCGTCACCTCGGTGGTCAACCGGCTGGAGATTTCGTCTACCGCGTGCCCCACCGACGACGAAGCCACCGCGTGGATCCAGCAGCAGTGGGAGGGCAACGACCTCGACCTCGAAGCCCCCAACTTCCACCTGCGGGCGTGCGAGTACGGCGACTCCTACGCCATCGTGTGGCCACAGCCTGACGACGAGGACACCGAGGACACCGCCAGCGTCGAAGCCATGGGCGAACTGGATCGCGGATCGGAATCCACAGACCGTATCGACGTGGGGATCAGCTACAACAGTCCGCTGTGCTGCCGGATCATCTACGACCCCGAGCACACCCGACGCAAAGCGTTCGCGATCAAACGGTGGGACATTCCCGGCGGCGCGGTACGAGTCGACCTGTACTACGCGGACAGGTTGGAGCGGTACGTCACGAAACCGAAGACGAACAACCCGGAGGCCGGGGACTTCTACCGGTTCCACGACGACGACATCGACGACGTGTGGCCTGCCCCGAACCCGTACGGCGAAGTCCCCGTGTTCCATTTCCGGAACGACCGCCCGTACGGCACCCCCGAGCACAAGGGGTTCTACGGCACCCAGAACGCGCTCAGGAAGCTGTTCATCAGCCACATGGCCACGGTCGACTACCAAGCGTTCCAGCAGCGGTATGCGCTCACCGCAGGGGAGTCCGATACCAGCGAAGCGGCGGCTGGTGACGAGGACGAGTTCTCGTTCGGCGACGACGCGACCGGGGCCACCAAGACCACCGGCGGGTCGTCCCGATCCCAACTCAACGCCGGGCCCGGCGAGCTGTGGTGGATGCGTGGCGTCACCCAGGTCGGCGCCTTTCCCGAGGCCGACCCCGACGTGTTTATGAAACCGGCCAAGGACTACCTGCGGTTCGGCGCCCAAGCCACCGATACCCCGGTGCGCCTGTTCGACGTGCTGACTGGGCAGCAACCGTCGGCCGCGTCGCAGAAGGAAGCCGACGGCCCGCACACCAAGAAGGTCCGCAACCGTGCGCTGTCGTTCGGTGGGACCTGGCGGGGCATCTGGGAGTGCGCGCTACGCATGGCCGGGTTCCCCCGCCTGCGCGTGGTCGTCAACTGGGCGCCACCCGAGCACGTGTCCGGCCTGGAGGGCTGGCAGACCGTGCTCGCCCAGATCGAGGCCGGTGTGCCGCCGCGTGTCGCGCTGCACGAGGCGGGCTACACCAACGAGCAGATCGTGTCCTGGTTCGGTGAGGAGGACGACGACCTCCCGGCCCAGTTGGAGATGCTTAAGGAGATCGCGCTGGTGCTGCAGGCGCTCGGCGCGGCCAGCGCGTTCGACGTGATTGACGCCGTGCAGCTGCGCACCCTGATCGCCTCGCTCCTCGACCGTGCCACCAAGGTCGAGACCACGGATGAGGCTGACGAGTGACCGGCCCGACGCCTCCCATCCCGCCGTCGGAGGACGTCTCTCCAGCGATGGCGCAGGTGCTCGTCCACGCGGCCGAGCTGTACCTGCTGGAGCAGGCCGCGGTCGCTGCGGTCGCGGGCCCGGTGCGCGCCGCGGTGCGGTCGCTCCTCGGCCGGTTCAGCCGCCGGTGGATCGCCATGTTCGGGTCCACCACCACGGCGGCGGACCCGCTGCGGTTGCGCTCTTACCTGACCGACCTGCAGGGCGACCTCAAGCAGTTGCCCGGCCGGTTGCAGCGGTCCCCCGCGCAGGTGCTGCTGGAACACGCGCTCGACGCCCTGGACCTCGGGGTGCACCAGGCCGCCGACGAGGTCGCGCTCGACGTCGACGTCGAGTCCGCGATCGACCGGGGGCTGTCCGACGACGTGCTGGCCGCGATCGGCGAGTTGGACGACGCGATCACGGCGAAGCTCGACGCGGCGGCGCGCGCGGCCGAACGGTTCGAGGACGACCGGTTCGAGCAGGTGCTGACCCAGATCCTCGCCCCCGCCCAGCAGGCCGCCACCACTGCGGAGCGCACCACCACGTGGGTGGAGAACAAGGCGGCGAACGATGGCATCGCGTCCGTGGCCGGCGATCTGCTCGCCCCGCTGCTGTGGGTGGCTGAGCGCGACGCGTGCGTGCACTGTCTCGGCTTGTCCGGCGAGGTCAGCGCCGACGGCGCGTTCGACGGCACCAAGACGTTCGGGAAGAAACCGCTGGCGGTGTGGCCGGGCCCGGATCTGACCGGCCCGCCACGGCACCCGAACTGCCGGTGCCGCGTGCAGCCGTGGCTCGGCACCGAGGCGACCGAGGTCGACTTCCCCGCCGCGCTCAAGCGCGAGGCCGCCCGGTCGATCCTGACCGGCTGGCGTCTGCCATCCGAGTCCGAGCACGTCCGGCTCGACGCCGCCGAGCGGCTGCTCCAACGCGGCACCACACTGCCCGCGTCCGTGCAGGCCCGCGCCCGCGCCGCGGTGAAACGCCGCCGGTTCGCAACGTTCCCACGCATCAAGACCACCACGAGATGAGGACCGTCATGCACGACAACGACGATCAGAACCTGCCGGTCCACCCGGTGTACGGGCCCGCGCTCGCCGTGCTGGACGGTGTCCCGGTGTGGCTGCAGTGCGGCGCGGCGGACGACGATGACGACGGCGCGGAGATCGACCTGACCGCCGCTGATGGCAAGCCAGCGGCAGTGAAGAAGCAGTCGGACATCCTCGACGACGAGCCGGACGAGGACGACGAGCCCGAGGACGAGTCGGACAAGGACGACAAGGCACCGCCCGCGAAGAAGCCCGCCGGGCAGGCACCGGCCCATACTGCGGAGGACTTCGAGCGCCTGGAGAAGGCGCTCACCGCCGAGCGGGCGATGCGCAAGAAGCGCGAGAGCATGATCGCCGAGTTCCGGAAGGCTGAGCGGGCGGCTGCCACGTCTGGCGACGATGCGGCTGCCCAGCAGGTGAGGGACGCGGCCGACGCCGCGGCGGCGAAGTACAAGCCGGTGGCGATTCGGTCGGCGGCGAAGGCGGCGCTGCTGGAGGCGAACTTCCAGAATCCGACTGACGAGCGCATCAAGAAGATGATCAAGCGGCTCGACATCGACGACATCGACGTCGATGACGACGGCGACATCATCGGCCTGGAAGGGCAGATCGAGTCCCTGGTCGACGACTTCCCCGAGCTGTTCACCGCGCCCACCGCCGCCGCGCCGACCGTGCCCGCCAAGGTCAAGCCGCCGAAGATCAGCACGGCGAACAAGCCACCCGCCAAGGTCGAATACGCCACGACCGGCGAGCGCCTGGCGGCCAAGATCACCGCTGGCGAGGAGTAGCCGGTGGGCACATGGGTGGTCGACCCCTCAGCGTTGCTCGACACGGCGATGTTCCTCCTCGCGGTGGCGCTGTTCGGGGTGCTCGCGTCGATCCGCGCAAACCGGCGGCGGCGCCGGTGAGGCCGACATCAGCCCGATCCGAATCCCCAACCGCAGGAAGCTGAGGACACCACCATGGGCGACACCAGCCCGTCCACCGTTGAAGACCAAGCCCCACCCAAGGACGAACTACACGGGGCTGTGATCCGCGACCAGAACAATGTGCCGTCGCTGGTTTCGGACGGCGGCGAGATCATCGTCGGCACGCGGGCCGAGTTGCGCGCGGCGTTCGGGGGCTTGGTCGTCACCACCGCCCGCCTGCCCGACGACACCGAGCCGGTGCTGAGCATCCGAAAGTGGATGTCGCCGGACGAACTGGATCTCATCGTGCAGCGTCTCGACGACAAGACCGAGGGCACACCGTGGCCACCCGCACCGCTGGTGGCTGGCTTCGAACCCGAACTGGTGGAGCACGCCCGGCGTGAGCTGGCCCTGTTGGGCGAGAACGACGAGTGGTTCGTGGAGTCGATCGTCGCTGCGATGCGCGGGTTCCTCGGGTGCGGCCACTCCGGCGGCTCCGCACCGATCGCCATCGACTATCTGACGCGCCTGCTGTCGCGTGAAGCGTTGACCTCGCTCACCAACGACCCTGCCGAGTGGGTCGATCGTTCCGAGATGAGTGGCTACCCGCTGTGGCAGAACGCCCGTGACTCGCGCGCGATGTCTGAGGACGGCGGGAAGACGTACTGGATGGTCGACCAGGTGCCGGAGGGCGAGACGTCTGCATCGGCCACCCGGTACGTGTCCGCCGAGCCGGTCACCGGAGGCGTGTGATGCGCTGGCACACCACGGACTACCGGAAGCGGGACAAGCGCGAGGCGCGCGGAACCCTGATCAACCGGGGGTTCTGGTTGACGCTCCCTCGGCTGATGTTGCTGTGCCGAGTGTTCGGCCACAAGGCCGTGGTGGACGGTTACGACAACGCCCACGACGGCGGATCCCGGTGGGTCGCATGCGACAGGTGCGGGGTGCGGCCAGACACGCAGGGCAGGCTCGACCCGAAGCTGTGGCAGCGTGGGCAGCGGTACAACGGCGAGCGCGCGGCGACACCGCTGGACCGGTCCGCGCTGAAGACGCTGAAACTGGGCGGCAAGGTTCCCCCGGAGCCGCCGTTCTACCTGCCCGGCCCGTGGCCACCTGCAACGACAGGTGTGATCGGCGGCCAGCTCATCATCGGCAAAACCCACGGCCTGTTCAACGTTGGCGTCGAACTCGGCCATGCGGGTGCCGACCACGTCCTGGCCGGGCACATCCAGATCAACCCGCTCGGCGCGCTATACCTCCACACCGAGGGGTTCGGCACCTGGTGGCAGCGGCGGCTCAACTCGGTCGGCTACGACTCCCGCGAAATCGGTCTGAGCGCCCACGACGGCAGCGTCTACTGGAAGCTTTGGGCGAAGGACGGCTCGTGGTCCAACACCGATCCGAAGTGGTGGCTGGGTTCGTTCCGGTATGACCTGCGGGACATCGTTTTCGGCGACCTGAAGTACTCGTACGAGGACGTCGCCGGGCCGGTCACCGCTGTGGTGCGGATGCCGCACGGTGACGACCACGTCGTGGTGCTGAGGTTGCGGCGCGAGACTCGCGCCCGGAAGCGTGGCCGCCCGAAGGAGCAGGGCTGGTCCGTCAACTGGAACTGCGACGACGGCATCCCGACCAAGGGGCTATACCGCGGCCGGGTGTGCGGGTCTGCTGTGAAGGTGACAGACGAGGCGGTAGAGAACCGCAGTTGGCCTTTCGCGGCCACCGCAGCGATCGCCGCGCGGCTGACGAGCGACCGCGTCCGCCACGGGTACCGGCACCCGGTCATCGTGCCCGTTGACGTGGACGACCCCGAGCCTGCCATGGAACTGTGATGACCACCGGCCACGCGAACGACGAAGACGACATCGAAGCGCGCAGGGGGGCAGCTCTTCAGCGCGCTCTCGACACTCCGATCCCAAGTGAGCTGAAGCAGCGGCTCGCAGACGAGATCGAACCCCACACGATGAACGCGGGCATCAAGCACGGCGAGGTGATGATCGCGGTCCAGATCGCCTATCCGCTGATCGTCGACATCGACGTCGAAGCCCTGCACATCGAATCTCTGGCCGCTGACCCCGAGCCCGAATTGGAGCTGTGATGGTCGACGACTGGATGACCGACGAACACAAAGCCGCCGCGCTGGAAGGGTTCCGCGCCAACCCCGTGGCGGTGGCATACGCGAAGCAGCAGACGACAGGTGCCCGGACGACTGGGCATGCGATGGCGGGCTACAACAGCGCCGGGTCTACGCGGATCTGGTTCGGGGAAGCCAACGGTTGCACCGCCACGTTGTCCACCAAAGCCCCCGAACACGGCGGACCGGACATGGTGTTCGTCCGCCCGATCCTCACCGCCACGATGCGCGGGGTCGAACTCGTCGACATCGATGGCGTCCAACTCGTGCACAACGTCGTTGCACAAGAAGGCGCACCGACGGCACCCGAGCCCGATACGGGCTTGGTGACGTGGCTGCGTGAGCAGATCGCCGAGACGGTCCGCATCGCCCAAGCCGCCAAGACGAGCGTGGACGCTTGGGCTCCGGGCCTGCCGCCTTGGGAGTCGGCACGCTATCTGGGCAAGTTCGCCAGCTACTTCGACACGTTCGTCGCACGCCAGAATCCGGACGCCGTGCTGGCCCAGTGCGACGCGCACACCGCGATCCTCGACGCCGTCCAACGAGGACTCGACGGACATCCCGGCCCCTGCGTCAACGTGCTCGGCGACGACCCTGCGAACTACTCCCAGTACGACTCGTGCGCCCTGCACATCGAGTGGAGCGAGACCGCGCTCAAACCGTTCGCCGCACGACTCGTCGCGCTGGCCTACCGGCATAACCCCGGCTACCGCGAGGAGTGGCGGCCGTGAGCGACGAGCTTGCTGACGCAGTCATGGCGGTAGTCCGTCGGCTTCGCGCGCTGTGCGAAGCGGATGTCCTAGCCGCTCTGAGCGTCCACCTCGACAACCGCCGACCACCCAGCACTCAGCCAGCTGGCGTGGCGCCCTTGCCGCTGGAGTGGCACCCCTGGTACCGGGGCAAGACCGGGCTTCTGGATTGGCTGGAGAGCGATGACCGGGTCGTCCGGGTCCCGGTGTCCCGTGCGCGCACTTCGGCATTCGGCCCGGCGAGCATCGCGCCTGGAGAATTGAGCTTCTTCATCGCCACATTGACGAAGCGGAGGGCGGTCGCGCCTGCCCCGTACGTCGGCGATCCGTTCGCGTACGTCTGGCACGTCGGGACCGACCAGCACGGCCGCTCGATCGCGGGCGACGCCCGGATCGTCCACTTGGAACGGGGCTGATCGTGGAAGGGATAGACCTGCGGTTGCTCGGCACCGCGCGGTACTGCTGCTCTGTCGATACGTGCGAGTGGCACATGGATGAGCCGAACCCGTACTTCATCCCGGACGGGGGCCCGTACCTCACGATCGACGACTTCACCCGCGCGATGGCGCTCCAGCACGCCGAGCGCATCGAAACCGCCCTGAAGGATCACTTCGAGTCGCACACCGCAATCGAGTACCTGGGCACGATCCAGCGCCTGAACGCGGAGTACGCGATCGCGCGCAGCACCCAGCTCGGCTACCACCCGCCGCTGACCGCCGCTCAGGTCGACAACGCTGGACGCGCCTTGTGCGAGCTAGCCCTAAGCTGCCACGGGCCGCCCTTTCCGAACCAGTCCACGTGGGACAGCTCGCCAGAGCTGCGCGACATCTTCCGCCCACAGGCAATCGCTGCCCTGCATGCCGCTGGCCTGACCATCGCGGGTGGTGCCGCGTGCTGAAGATCCCCCGGCGGCTCGTTGACGCGATGGTTGCGCACTGCCGCGCCGAGCACCCGATCGAAGCCTGCGGGGTCCTGCCGGGCCCGGTCGGTGGCGACGTGCCGGACCGGATCGTGCCGATGGCCAACACCGAGCAGTCGCCGAGCCTGTACCGGTTCGACGCCGACGAGCAGCTGGCCGTGTGGGTGTCCATGGCCACCAGGCAGGAGTGGCCGGTGGTGATCTACCACTCGCACACCAGCTCGCGCGCGTACCCGTCGAAGACCGACGTGGCGTTTGCGTCGCTGCCCGAGGCGCACTACGTGGTCGTGTCCACACGGGACCCCGAGGCGGCTGAGGTGCGGTCGTTCCGGATCCTCGACGGCGAGGTCGAGGAAGAGCCGATCGAGGTTGCGTGAAGACAGGGGCGGTGGAGCACTGGTCCACTGCACGGCCTGGGCCTTACGGCTTGCAGCGCCCCCGTCGCATCACGCGATAGGTGGTCGTCGCCTGGATTCGAACCAGGGTCTCCGCGACCGGGGCCACTCCCTTGTCAGGGTTCGCGGGGACCTCTCGGGATTCCCGCTGGGGACTTGATCCCCACGGCAGCGCGGCGTCTTAGACCACTGAACTACTGACGACCATGGAGTTGATGATAGCCATCGTAGCCGGACGATCCTGCGCCCGGCGACACATCGACTGAAGGATCGTCGGCACAACCGGCCAAATGGCGTGTATTCTCCGCTCAAGTGGACAGCCCGTGATGGGCATCCACCGCATCCGGTGATCGGAACCAGCAAGACCCTCCGACCCGCGTGCCCGTGATGGGGCGCAGGTGATTCCGCCTCCCCATCACGAAGGGCCACACCCGTGGGCACCTCTCTGCTCGACACCCAGATTTTCGACGACTCCGTCCCCGAGCACGACACCGGCGACGTCCTGGGCCACAACCCCGACGGCTCCCCCATCCCACTGCAGGGTGGTTCCGCCCGAAACACGTACGAGGCGTGGATCTGGGAAGAGTTCGGCGCCGACGTCATCACCAAGGTCAAGCAGATGTCGGCCGTCGAGACGTACGCCCAGCGCGTCCCGATGAAGACCCAGACCCGGTCCACGCCGCGGTCCGGTGGTGTCGGCATCGAGATCATCGCCAAGGGTGGTGCCTACGGCGAGGACACCAACACCAACGACGACGTCATCCTCTCCGCGCAGAAGTTCGGCAAGGCCGTACGGATCGCCGAAGAGGACATCGACGACTCCCTCGCGGACATCCTCAACACGAAGCTGTCCGACTGGGCCACCGCCTACGCGAAGGGCCTCGACAACGCCTGCCTGGCGGTCACCGCGGCGAAGGCGACCACGGGCTGCAAGTTCGACTCCCTGTACTACCAGTTGTCGCAGACCAACACCCCCACCGGGTACACGGCGAACACGAACATCACGAAGTCCGGCAGCGCGGGCACCACCTACGACGGCTTGTCCACCACGGCCGGGCTGGTGGAGACCGGGGACTTCTTCGACGAGGGCAGCGCGCTGTGGATCTGCCACCCCGCGTTCAAGAAGAAGCTGCGCGGCATCAAGGACACCGCCGGGCGCCCCATCTTCATGGAGTCCAGCAACGGCACCGCCGGTGGTGCGCAGAACGTCCCGGACACGATCATGGGCTACCCGGTCAAGTGGTCCCTCGGCGCGCGCACCAGCGCCACCCCGACCGCCACCCCGACCGGCAACCCGCTGGCGATCTTCTGCATCCCGCAGTTCCTGCTGCTGGGTGTCCGCTCCGGTCCCGAGTCGGTGTTCATCGACGGCCGCTCCGGTGTCAGCGCGCTGACCGACGAGTCGATCCTCAAGATGCGTGCCCGCCGCGGTTTCAACATCGGCATCGAGCACGCGTTCGCGGTCTACGAGGACAACAGCTGATCCACCCCCTGATCAGCGGGTGTGCGGCTCGTGGTGGGGCCGTGCACCCGCTCCCCAGGACGACGAACAGGGAGAGATCGTGTCCGACCAGACCAGTGAGATCGAGTTGCAGGACGACGGCCCGGACCTGCCGGTCGCCAAGGTGACCGAGCAGTTCCCCGCAGCGAAGGGCACCGAAGCGGGCCGTGCCGAAGAGGTCGCCGCGCGGTCCGCTGACGGCCACCAGGGGACCCGGTTCGTGAAGGTGTTCACCGTCGACCGGCTCGGGGTGGACAAGAACGACGCCATGCACGAGGCGAACAAGGCACTCGTGTTGCAGGAGGCCATCCAGCGCGGGTTGCACCCGCGCGGCGAGGTGCGGTTCGACGGCGCGAAGGACCACGTCCCCGAGGTGGAGCCCGGCCGCCGTTCGTTCGCGTCCGCCGAGCTCACCTACTCCGTGGACACCGTGCCCGCGTCGGTCGACCACGCACCGTCCGAGACGACCACCCCGAGGGACGCCGCCGAGAACACCGACACCGCGGCCGCGCCGAAGCGCCTCACGACCCGCCAGAAGAGGTGATCTAGATGACGCAGCCGTCGCGGACGACGTGGGCCACGACGGCTGACGTCCTCGCCCTCACCGGTAGCACCGTGACCGACGCGGATGTGGTGCGGGCCAACGCGATGGTCGAAATCTTCGCCGGTCGCCTCTACACGATGGCGGCCACGCGCACAGGCGCGCGGGACGCGGAGTGGATGCGTCGCGCGGTCGCGTTCCAGGTGCCGTGGATCGCGGCCCAGCCGGACCTGTTCGAGCGGCTCGACCTGGCCACCATGGAGGGCCTGGAACTCAAGGAAACCGGGCTCGTGCTCGCCCCGTACACCAAGGCCGCGCTGAACAAGCTGTCGTGGCGGCGCACCCGGTCGCTGCACATCGGCTCCGCGTTCGTCGACGGGCCCGGTGCCCTGTCGGCGGATCCGCTGTCCGAAGTGAACGACCGCGCCGAGCAGTGGTCGCCGATGGGCGGTGGCTGATGTGTACGCCGTCGCCACCTGTCGCGGCTCGGTGCTGCGGGGCACCGCCGAAAACACCTTTGGCGACGACGTGGCCACTGGCGCCGTGCACTCCACAAACCACCCGGCCCGGATCAAGCCCCGCACCCACACCGTGTTCGACCCGACCACGCAGGCCCGCCGCATCGTGTCCAGCCACGACATGCGAATCCAGTCCGACACCGACATCCAGCCCGGCGACCAATTCCGCGACGACACGCACGGCATCACCTACGCGGTGATCGACGCCCACCAACCCGACCAGCAAGGCCGGGAGTCCGACCTCCTCATCCAACTCCGACTGGTCACCGCAGCCTCGTAGAGAGGCCCGACCAGCAAGGGGTGTCCGCGCCGTAGAGGCGAGGAAGGCAGGTGCACGCATGGCGAACGACTTCGCCGAGGCGTCCGGTTGGCGCGCGCACGTCGAACTCGCCGAGATGGGCCTGCTCGACCGGGATATCGGCACTCCAATTTTGGCCGACATGGTCGCTGGGTGTCCGGTCGATACGGGTGACCTCGTCGGGTCGCTGGACAAAGAGGTCTTCACCAGTGTCCTCGGCCCGACGTTGCGGGTCGGTTCGCGCGATAAGGACTACAGCCTGTACGTCGAGGAAGGGCACCTCAGCGCCTACGCGGGGCCTGGTGGGATCACGGTCTACACGGGCGGTTTCGTCGAACCCCAGCCGTTTATGAAACCTGCCCTGTTCCGGCAGCGGGGTGCCTGATGCCGACCACTGTGAAACGCGCCAACACGACCCTGGTCGCCATCGCCTGGCTCGGTGGTGTCGAGGGGCTCACGCCGAGCATGGTCGCCTCGTCGCTCCCTGCCGACAACAGCTCTTGGGCTGCGTCCGGGTTCGTCACCGTCCGACCGACCGGCGGCACGTCCTCGGTGGACAACCCCGTGCGGCGGCCGGTCGTCACGGTCGACACCTACGCGGTCAACCCGCTCTCCGACTCGCGCGCCCCGATGGGGCAGGCCAACAACCTCGCCGAACTGGTCGTCAACGCCTGCTGGCAACGAACCCGCGCGGAACGCCTCGCGGTGCAACGCCTCCTCACCCTCCCGCACGGGCACCCGGCCGCGCGGGTACTGGCCGCGATCGTCCGCACCGAACCCCGGCCCGCGTACGGCGAACTCGGCCGGTACGCGCACTTCGTCACCGACGTCGAGCTCGACTGGATCGAGGTACCGGCATGACCGGCCGCCTGTTCGCCTACGACCTCCCGGTCGCGCAGAGCCTGATGACGCTCAACGGCCTGGTGCTGGTGCACGACAACGAGCACGAGATGGGGTTCCTCCTCTCCGGCGGCCGCGTGGTCGATCTGCCGCCGTGGGTGAAGCCCGAGGAGCAGTTGCGCCTAGCCAACCACCCCCAACTGTCGAGCGTCCGTTTCCCCTTGGACCGGAAGGACTTCCGCGATGCGAGTTAGGACCACGTTCCGGCCCGACCAGGAGGTCGAGGTCGACCAGGCCGAATACGAGGACCTGAAGCAGCAGGGGGTCCTCCTGCCCGGCCTGGTGTCCGAAGCCGACGACGCCACGAACACCGACAACAGCGGCGGCGCACCTGGTGGGACCGGGTCGACCGACGAGACCGAACCCGGCACGCCCGGCGGCACAACCAGGAATAGGAGCTGATCATGGGCGTCACCACGACGAACTTCATCCAGGGCCCGGCAACCCTGTACGACGGCGCGTACGGCGCGGCCGAGCCCGCAGACGCCGACGTCAACGCCACCCCAGCCGCGTCCGCGTGGACGGACCGTGGCGGCACAGACGGCGGCGTGAAGCTGGTCGTCGACCAGAAGTGGTCCGAACTGACCTGCGACCAGATCGTCGACCGGGTCGGCTCCCGGCTGACGAAGCGCGACTTCATGGTCTCCACGAACCTCGCCGAGGGCACCCTGGAGAACCTGTCCATGGCGCTCAACGGCGGCACCGCGGCGTCCGGAACCGGCTTCAAGTCGTGGGAGCCCAACGCGGCCAGCTCGGCGACGCAGCCGAACTATCGGGCGTTCCTACTCGACGGCATCGCACCGAACTCCCTGGTGCGCAAGGTGGTCCTGCGTCGGGCCGTCAACGTCGCCAAGGTCGAAATGGCGTGGATGAAAGACAAGCAGCTCCTCATCCCGTGCGAGTTCACCGGGCACTACGTATCCCCGTCGATCCGGCCCATCCGGCTCATCGACGGCACCTGATCGGCGGCTGCCGGGTCGTGCCCCCCGACCCGGCAGCGCCTCACCCCCGTTCCCCGCCAGCCTCAACCACCAGAGGAAACGCCATGGCCACCACCACGACCCGCGCACCCCGCAAGCCGCGCACCACTCCGAGGAAGGCAACCGTGCGGTCGGTCGCCGTCCCGACCGGCGGCATCGAGCCGTTCCGGTTCGTCACGCCCGACATCGAGCCCGAGGTTGAGCTCGTCGAACTGTTCTCCATCGACGACCGCTCCTACTTCATCCCCAAGGAGATCTCGCCGTCGGTGTCGCTGCGGTTCATGCGGGCCGCCCGGTCGACCGGTATGGAGATCGCGATGGCGGATCTCCTGGAGTCGATGCTCGGCGAGGAGGCCTTCGAAGCACTGGCCAACTACAAGCACATCACCACCCAGCAGTTCGCCGACCTGATGGATCTGGTGCGCCGCCACGCGATGGGTGCGATCACCGGCCCAAAAGGCAACTCGAAGAGCGCGTAGCCGAGCTGTCGTGGGTGCTGGACCACCTGGATGACCTGCACGCGGACTTCCTGGCCATCTGGGGAATCGACCTCCACCGCGACACGACCCTCACCGGTCCCGAGTTCTTCGAACTGGCCACCAGGACGTTCGCGTTCGAAGGGGTGATGGCGGCCCGGCTCCGCGCGGAGGACGAGACCAACGGGTACAGCGCCCCGTCAGCCCAGCCGGAGCGGATCTCTTCCACCACAACGGAAGCACCACCCACCGGAGCACGCGAGGTGGAGGTGCGCCACATGCGGATGCTCCACCCGGACCTGATCGACATGTGACTGAGAGGAGGTGGGCAGCATGGCCAGCAAGTCAGTCAACCGCGAGCGGCATGTAAGCCGCGCGCCCGTCGCGCGCTGCTTCGGCTGCTTCGAGTTCGGTGTCGAAGGTGCCGAGATGCGTGTTGCGCACCTTCGCCTTCCAGCGGCCGGAAGCTGCCCGACTGACTCCCCGGTACATCGAAGTGAGCGCCGCGCCAGTCGAGTGCACCGTGTGAACCCGGTTCTGTGCCTGGCTCCTGGCCGGAATCACGCGCAAGTTCGCCCTCGTGTTGTTGAGCGGGTTGCGGTCGATGTGATCTGCCGTGGACGGCGCACCGTGTGCAAGGCACAGCAGCTGGCGAGCCATCAGCACTGTCTTCCGAGCTGGCCGTGGTGTGCACCGGGCCGCATAGCCCTCATCGGTCAGGAACCACCGATGTTGGTTCAGCGCCTCGAAATCGACCGCATCAACCTCGGTGTAGGCCACAACCTCGCCATGCCAACGGCCACCTCGCCACAGCGGAATCTGCATGAACCCACGGTACCGCTTGGGATCGGGGTGTTTCAGCCATGAGCGAGGGCTTCAAGATCGCCTCAGCGTTTGTCGAGGTGACGCTGAAGGACAACACCGACGCGGACATGGACAAGCTCCGTGAGCGCATCCGCGCGGCGAGACCGTTCGAGCTGCCCACCACCTACAAGGCGCCGGAGGGGCCGCCGCCGAAACCGCGCCGCCAGGACCCGGTCGAGATCCCGACCAAGCTGAAGGACCCGGTCGACGAAGCCTTCAGGCAGCAACTCAACAACGACCTCCGCGCGGCCGCCCGTCAGCTCGCGAAGCTCCCGATCAACGCCGACACCGAGAACCTGCGCTCCGAGGTGGCCGCTCGTGTCCGGGAGATCAGCGACACCCTGAAGGCCGACATCCCCGTCGACCTGGCCGACGCGACCGCGTGGCGGGAGAAGGTCCGCGCCGAGGTCGACGCGGTCTCCGACCGGGTCCGGTCGCAGATCGAGGACAAACCGCCCGCGCAGGTGCCGACGAAGCTGTCGGACCCCGTGAACGAGGCGTGGAAAGCACAGGTCAACGCCGATTTGCGTGCGGCGGCGCGGGACCTGGCGAAACTCCCGGTCGACGCGGACACAGAGCACCTGCGACGCCAGGTCGCCGAGTCCATCCGGCAGATCGAGCAGACCCTCAAGGCCGACATCCCGGTGGACGCCGGTGACGCGTCGGCGATGCGGGCCAAGGTCCGGGCCGAGGTCGCGGCGATCTCCCGCGCGGTGAAGGTCGACGTCCCGGTGGACGTCGACACCTCCTCGCTGGGGCGGGCGCGCGGGCAGATCGTGTCGGCGGCGAACGACATCGAGTCCCGTGTCGGCGGGTCCGCGAGCCGGGCCGGGGCGCACCTGGGCACGATCGGCCGGTACGCGGCGATCGGATTGGGCGGTATCCCCCCGCTGGCCGCGGCGGGCGCTGGTGCGATCGCCGCCATCGGCCCGGCGGCGATCGGGGCGGCGGGGGCGATCGCGACCATCGGGTTCGCGTTCGGCGGCGTCATGGGCGCACTCAAGGGGTACACGGCGGACCAGAACGCGGCGGGTGCCGCGTCGGCGGGGTCGGCGGCGACGCAGCTGTCCAACGCCACGGCGATCCGGGACGCCACACGCGGGATCGCAGAGGCCGAGAAGGACAAGGCCCGCGCCTATCAGGACGCCGCCGACCAGATCACCGGGGCCGAGCGGCGGGTCGCGGACGCCCAGCAGACCGAACGGCAGGCGCAGCTCGCCCTGACCGACGCCCGACGAGCCGCCGCCGACCAACTGGAGGACCTGAACCGGCGACTGGAGGACACCGCCCTCAACGAGGAAGGTGCCGCGCTGGCCGCTGAAGCCGCCCAGGAGCGGCTGCGGAAGGTCATCGCGAACCCGCTGTCGACGGACCTGGAGAAGCGGCAGGCCGACTACGAGGTGCGGCAGGCCCTGGACCGGCTGGCGGACCTCAAGGCCGCTGACGAGCGGATGCGCCGCGACGTCGAGGAAGCCAACGCGCGCGGTGTCGAGGGTGACCGGCAGGTCGTGTCCGCGAAGGAACGCGTCTCCCAGGCCACCCAGGGTGTGACCGACGCGCAGACCGAGTTGGGGCGGGCGCACGCGGACGCGGCGGAGAAGATGGCGGACGCGGACGAGCGGGTCGCCCGCGCGGTGGAGCAGTTGGCCGATGTGCAGGCGCAGCAGGCTGCCTCGGCGGCGGGGGCGGCTGGTGCGACGTCGAAGTACGCGGAAGCGATGGCCAAGCTCTCGCCCGCCGCACGGGAGTTCGTCGAGCAGCTGATCTCCATGAAGCCGTTGGTGGACGACCTGTCCAAGACGGCGCAGACGGCAATGCTGCCCGGTTTCACGCAGATGCTCAAGGACTCCACGGTCCTGTTCCCGATCTTCAAGCAGGGCATCGCGGACATCGGCGGGGTGCTCGGCGACACCGCACGGCAGGCCGGGGCGCTGTTCCAGTCCCCGGTGTTCCAGCAGCAGTTGGGCCAGAACTTCACCAACGCCCTACCGGTGATCCGGGCGGCGTCGGAGGGGTTCCTCGAACTCTTCCGGATGATCATCGAGTTGGGGTCCAAGGCCGGGCCGGTCATGGACGCCATCGCAGGCGGCATCACCGCCCTCGTCGGCGGCCTGGGTGACTTCTTCCAGGCCATCGGCCCCGCGATGGGCCCCATCGGGGAGATCCTCACCGCCGTGTTCCAGGCGGTGGCGTCGCTGCTCGGGCCGCTGGGCCAACTGGTCGCGATGATCGTCACCTCGTTGGCGCCCGCGTTCACCGCCCTCGCCCCGGTCGTCGCCCTGTTCGCCCAGGTGGTGCTCGCCCTGCTCAAACCGGTCATCGAGGCGCTCGGCCCGATGCTGGAAACCGTGGTCGGCGCACTGAACGGTGTACTCGAAGCACTGCTGCCGGTCATGCCCGCCGTCGGCGAGTTCTTCGCCGCCCTGGGCCCGCTGATCGGGTTGCTGGCCCAGTTCGTCGGCCAACTCCTTGAGGGCCTGGCGCCGGTGCTGCAGACGGTCGCCGAGGCGTTGACCCCGGTCGTGGAGGTCCTCACCGATTCCCTCGGCCCGGTGCTGCCGCTGATCTCGGAGGCGTTCGGCGAGTGGTGGAAGGCGTTGTCGCTGCTCATCGAGCCGATCACGACGCTGATCACGACGTTGCTGCCGCCGTTGTCGGAGATGCTGACCCGTTACCTGGAGGCGTTGCAGCCGATCTGGCCCGAGATCCAGAAACTGGCGGAGGCCATCTCGGGGGCGCTGACGCAGGCATTGTTGGACTTGGCGCCGAAACTGCCGGAGATGATCGACAGCTTCATGAAGCTGTTCGAGGCGGTTGCCCCGCTGATGCCGGATCTGATCAAGTTGGCGACCCTGTTCGCCGAGACGGTGCTCCCGGCGGTTCTGGGGTTGATCGTCGGGGTGCTGTCGTTGGACGCCACGATCATGGGTGGTCTCGCGGACGCGATCCGGTGGTGTGTCGATCACATCGGACCGGCGTGGGAGTTCATCAAGAACACAGTGGCCTTTCAGATCGACCAGATCAAAATGGTGATCAACTGGTTTTCCGAGTTGCCGGGGATGATCAGCGACTGGTTCGGGCGCGCGAAGGACGGCGCAGTCGACAAGTGGAACCAGCTCGTCGACTGGGCGCGCGGTATCCCCCGAATGATCACTGACGCGCTCGGGAACCTCGGCAACACCCTGTGGGACGCGGGCACGGACCTCGTGCGCGGCCTGTGGGGCGGCCTGCAGTCCATGGGTGGCTGGCTCACCAGCCAGGTGTGGTCCTGGATCAAACGGGTCATCCCCGGCCCGATCAAGGACGCGCTCGGCATCAGCTCGCCATCGAAGGTCGCCGAAGAACTGTCCGCCGAGGTGCCCGCGGGCCTGGTCGTCGGCATGGACGGCGGCACCCAACAGGTGCAGGCGGCGTCGCTGCGGCTGGCCAGCGGCATCCGGTCCGGCCTCGCGGGCGGGCTCGGCGGAGACGGCGCGGCACTCCCGCTCGGACTCGCCCCTGGAGGCGCAGTCGACGTACCCGGTCAGCAGCCGTTGGGCAGCGCCGGTCTCACCGTGCAGGGCGACATCGTCGTGCACCTGCACGGGATCGTCGACCTCACCGACCCCACCTCCATGAACGCCGCGGCCCGCGAGCTGGTGGAGCGGATCCGCGACGCGATCCGCGTAGTCGAACGGAGCACGACGTGACCGACTACGGGCTTGTCAATGTCGGCCGCCTCGCCCTGCGGGAGGCCATCAGGGCGTTCGACGACAAGGTGAACGCCACCACCAGGGCGCGCACCGCGACGATCAGCGGGCAGGAATCACTTCCGCCGCTCACCGCCGCCCAACTCGCCGCGCTCCAGGACGACATCCCCGCTCTGATGGACTCGTTCGTGCCGGTGACATTCACGAACAAGTCCGACCGCAACGGCTACTACCTGGTGCGCGATGCCGGCGCGAAGTTGTTGTCGTGGACCGGGGAGCTGGTCACCTGCGACTGGGACCTCGCGCTGGAACGACAAGGCACCGACACCGAGGTCGACATCGAGTCGCGGCTGTCCGGGTCGGCCACCCGCAACAACTCCTTCGCCGCGACCGGTGACCGGTGGCACGCCCCACCGATCGGGCACTACGCGTATTACACCGGCTCCACCCAGCCGTCCACTGTGGTGCGGACCGGCGCAGACGGGGCAATGACCGTGTACCGGGGTGTGCCGGTCACGGTGAACCCGCGGTGGGGTTGCCCGGTCGGGTCGTACCTGACCGGGCGGTGCCGGTACCTCGACCCGAACGGCATCGAACGCGCCGGGACGAACACCTCCACGGCGGCGTCCGGGTGGGAGGTCAACAACGCGCTCGTGCGCGTCCGCCCGCTCACCGCGTCCGGTGTGCTGCAGGTGTCCGCCTATACCGGCGGCGCGTGGCAGACGAAGAACTGGGACATCCAGTCCGGCGGGGTGTCGATCGGCGTGTTCGACTCGGCGACGGTGTTGCAGAACGAACCCGAAGCGGTCGTCGTGCGCCTGCTGCGGTCGCAGTCGTCCGGCCGGTACGTCGTGGACGTGACGCTGCGCCGCGGCTCCCGGTTCGCCGAGCTGTACGTGCAGGCCTCCTACTCGGCCACCCTGAAGGTCGTCAGGGGCACCACCGAGGCAGGTACCGCCGCCACCGGGTACGTCCGCGCGACGGCGAACGACGCTGCGGGGAACCGGTACATCGTCGGCTCGACGCTGACCCACACCGCGGATACCACGAACGGCGGCCTGTCGCTCGCCGCGACCACCACCCTGGACGCGTTCATCGGTGTGCTCGCCGCCGGATCCGGGGCCGTCGCCGGGGACCAGGCCGCTGATCTCTACGCCCAGTACCTCGGTGCCCCCTCCGAACTCGTGCAGGCGGTGCGCCGATGACCGTCCAGGAGAGCCTGCAGAAGCTCGGCCAGTGGTCGCTGAAGCTCGACCCTGGCACCCCGCGCGACGTCCTGGGCCGTATCGGCTACTTCGGGCACATCGCCATCAGCACCGGCCGCACGGACCCGCGGGTCGCGAAGGACTCCCTGCTGCGCTCGGCCCGGTACGTCGGGGTGGTGCGCGGCATCTCCCTCACCGACGAGAACAGCGCGGCCGCGCCGACAATTTCCGGGCCTGGCATGGCGATGTGGCTCGGCGACGAGGACAAGAAGGGGTCGGTGCTGGAGAACGCGACCCCGTTCGCCTCCGGGTCGTTCACCTCCGTCGTCCGCGCGCTGCTCCCCTCCTCGGGCTCGGTCACCGAGGGCACCCTGTACTCGGTCGCAGGTGTTTATACCGGCACCCACCAGTTCCAGGACCCACGCACCGCGATCGACTACGTGTGCGAGACGTTCACCTCATCGGACACCGACCCTGTCGGGTGGCGGGTCAACGGCGACGGCACGCTCGACGCGGGCAAGGCGTCCCAGCTGTTCACCACCAGCCCAAGGTGCGCGATCATCCGGCGCGGCGCCGGGGTCGACCTGTCCATGCGGGCTCTGCGTGGCAAGGCGCAGCTCGCGAAGGACGTCGACGACTTCACCACGCGGGTGGTGCTGATCGCGTCCGGCAACGGCGCCTCGGTGGCCACCGGTACGGCGGACATCGCGCCCGGCCTCAACACGTTCAAAGACGTGCACGGCAACACCGTGGTCATGACCCGGTTGGTGTCCGAGTCCGCCACGGTGCAGGGCAACGCCGCGGCGCGCGCCCAACTCGCGCTCAATCAGTTCACCGCGGATCGCCGCTCCGTCCGGCTGACCACCGACGAGGTCGACATCAAGGGCACTGCCGCCGTCGGCGACTACGTGTGGGTCCACAACGACGCCGTCGGCCTGGTCGACCCGGCCAACGAGGTCGTGTTCCGCGGCATGCGCCTACAGCCGGTTCAGTTGCGGCTGATCGAGATGACCTGGCCGATCGAGACCGGTATGTCGGTGGCCTACCGGGATCAGGCCGGGGTGTGGACCGATCTCACCGACTATGTGAAGTTCGAGTCCGGGCAGACCAGCCTCACCGTCGGCGGCTACCAGCGCACGCTCACCAGCGGCGGTGAGGCAGTCGGGTCGCGGCCGGTGGCGGACACCAGCATTCCGGCTGCGCCGACGTTCGTGACCCCGTTCCGGCAGGCCGTCTACCAGTCCGGCACGACCGGCACGACGAAGGCCCAGGTCCAGGTCGAGTGGGTCAAGCCCGCTAACACCGACGGCACGCTGGTGCTGGACGGCGACCGCATCGAGATCCAGTACCGCACCGGGTCGACGCCGATCTTCCCCGCGACGCACTCCCAGATGTCTGCCTACACCCACGCGCAGCTCGCCGCGGGCACACACGACCAGCCGATCACCTACACACCCGGCCCGTGGCAGTCCACTTACACCAGCTTCGACGACACCAGCCAGCTGATCCAGGAGCTGACCCCAGGCATCCCCTACGACGTGCGGGTGCGGGCCTACGACTCGTCGAGCCCGCCGAACGTCGGCGACTGGTCAGCCACGACCACCGTGCAGACGGTCGGCGACACGATCGCACCCTCCACCCCGGCACCACCGACCGTGGCGGCGTCACGGATCGCGGTGCAGATCATCCACAACCTGGGGCGGTCCGACGGTGGCACGTTCAACCTCGAACCGGACCTGAACCACCTGGAGATCCACGCCCAGTACACGCCGTCGTATACCCCGGACGACACCACGCGCATCGGGAAGCTGCTCGCTACCAGCGGGATGATGCTCGGCGAGATCCCCGCCGTCGGCACGTTCCCGGTCGAGTTCACCGACCACGTCTACATCAAGGTCATCGCGGTCGACGACGCAGGCAACAAGTCCTCGCCGTCCACCGCAGCGGTGTCGACCATTCTGCTCATCGACGACGCCCACATTTCCGACCTGACCGTCACCAAGGTCACCGCAGGCACCATCAGCGCTGACTGGCTCGTCGCTGCCACGATCATGGCCGGAACAGCGGGAGCCGGTCGCGTGCAATTGGTGCCGACTGGCCTTGAGGCTTACAGCCCAACAAATGTAAAAACTGTTGATATTAAGACAGACGGAACCATCTTGATCACCGGGAAGCTTCAGACCGGGGTTAGTTCTGTTGCAGATCGTGTCGTGGTAGACCCGGCATTGATCACTACCGGTGGCATTAGCGTTCCTGCGGTTGCATGGTATGACGACGGTGACCCCAATAACTACGTACGAGCTTCAACACTCAATACCAACTATATCCTTGGGGTTCGAAGCAAGACTGACGAGACCCTTCGCGGTGGTAATGTCTATTTCGACCTTCCCGCCGGAGGCGGCTCGGCTTATTTGGGATACACAACACCATCCACAGACTGGTACTACCAGATCGGTTCAGACGGTGCCCACCACTTGAAGGGGATCTTCCGGAAGACTGAAACTTTGGGAGGGCTTGGCGCACTACATGTTGACCAGGTCGGAGCATCCGGTTCGAGCATGAGTTATTCGTACGGCCCGACATACGCTTCGACACCTCTTCCATTCGTGGAGATTCAGGGAACCAGTGGAAGTCCTCCTACGGCCAGTTCTCACGCATTGACTGCCAGGTCTGCTTCGGGATTCAGTATCCAATATCCTGCCGGAAACTGCGATGTTTTGGTGTGGGCGGTGCGCTATGGCTGATCCTGTGACGCTGGTTCGCGTTACTCACGGAGAGGTGACAGAACAGGGGGACAACTGGAAAGTTGACCGATTCAAAACGATGTCTGATGGAAGCGTGGAGGAGGGATGCCACATCATATCCAAGGAATGTTTGGAGTGGCGCGCAGCGGAATACGGGATTCCGCAGCAAGACCTCAATACCCTTCTGGATATCGTCCTGGCGGAGCCGTATATGACAGATGAGGATTGGGCCACCGGCCCTAATCTGCACACAGCTTCGTCTGTCGCCGAGGCACGAGATGCACATTTGGCCAGGGTGATTGCAGTGAAGCTCCGGCTTCGAATCAGCACCCAGTCGAAGGATCCGAACAAGGTGTATGCCGTAATCAAGGCTAAGAAGCCTGGCGCCAAGGACGAGGTGATTACTTTTCTGGACATTATTCGCGCGGGATCTCCTATAGAAGACGAGACCCTTGATGCGAAGCGGGAAATGGTCAAGAGTTCGCGAAGGTCAGTTAGGGAAGAAAACAACAAGGCCAAGCCTACTCGTCGTGAGCGTTTTCGCCGAGAAGTAGAGAAGCGCAAGGAGTAGCCCTGATGTCCAGCACGACTGCCCGCATCGGCCTGGTCAAGGAGGTCGGGAGCGAGAACTACAGCGTTGTCACGGTCGACAACAACCTCGACCTCGTCGACGCCGCCGCCGGGTTCCAGGCCTGCACCTCGTCTACCCGCCCGTCCGCCCCGTACAACGGCAAGGGCATCCGGGAAACTGACACCGGGTCGTACTACATCAGCAACGGGTCGGCGCCCGCGTCGGGCAGCTGGCGTCCCATTTGGGGCGTGGACGGCCCGGTGATCGTCGGCGCGGTCGGTGCGTCGGCACCCCTCCGTGGGGAAACCACCTCCACCATCAGCGGCAACCGGTTCATCGACACCCGCAAATCCGGTGAAGCCCAATCGGGTTGGATCGTTGACTTCGACGGCAAGATGCAGTGGGGTCCAGGCGGTTCAACGAACCCCGACACGAACCTTTATCGATCGGCGGCGGACACCCTTCGTACCGACGACAACCTCTACGTCGGCGGTACGCTGACTGTAATCGGCGCAGTCACTGGTTCGGTCGCGCGCGGGGTCATCGGTGGTCGGCGGATCACCGGCGCCAACAACCTCGGGTCCGCGATCGGTGCTACCGAGACAATGCCGACGAACCTGAACTCCGGTGCAGTCGCCCTCGGTGCGAACCGGCGACTCCTGATTCATACCCGATTCAAGTGCCAGGGTTCCGTGTCCACCGACTCGTGGCAGATCCGTGTGAAGGAAGACCCCAGCGCCGCCGGTACGGGCGGAAACACAATCCGGCAGTTCGTCATCCAGACCATCGACTCCAGTCTCGGATTCACCTATGACGTGTGGGCCGACTACGAAACCAGTTCGGCTGTGACCCGGTACTTCAGCGTCACCTGCAACCGGGTAGCCGGTACCGGAACGTTGCAGTTCTCGGGCGGTGAAGTCACCAGCACCAACCTCGTCGGTGTCGTCGTCTACGACATGGGCGTCTCCGGTCTGCTGACCACCACAGCGAGCTGACCACCAACAACCACGGGAGTCCAGCATGGAATACCACCAGAAACGGCAGCGCTACCAGGTCGTCACCTGGGACGGGACGAACCAGGCAGAGATCGAAGCATTCGTGACGTCACGCCTCCCGAACGACGACACCGCCGAATTCATCCTGGACGACGACAACGTTCTCCTGGTCCGGGTGAACGGGATCCGCCGCTACCCGGTCCCGCTCGGCCAGTGCCTCGTGTTCGGCCCGTACTGGTCGTCGGATTCCACAACGGGAACGCTCAATGTCATGTCGACCGCCGCATTCGCCGATCGCTTCGAAGAGGTCCCCGTCGGGACGTGACCCGGTCCGTGCGGAACTGGTAGCCGAGCGAGAAGGACACCCCATGACGACCCTCGACCCGAACCAGGAGGTGTGAGTGGATGGCCTGGCACCGATGCTCACACACGCCATTGGTTCCCAGGCGGCCGACCCCGCTGTGGTTGTGGGTACCCCGTGGTGGGTCGCCGCTCTCCTCATGGTCGCTCCGGTCGTCGGGACTGTGCTCGTCGCGAGAGCCCCTGTGTGGGTCGAGAAGGTCAAACAGCGCGGCAAGCAAGACCCACCCGCAACACCCCAGGCTGCCCCGTCCGTACCGGCGGCAGCCGACGCCCGCGCGGACGCCGCGTTCGACCTCGCCGAGAAAACCCTCCGCGACGCGTGGCGCGAACGGGACGCCGCGAACCGACGGGCCGAGCGCTTGCAGAACCAACTCGACGCCGAGCAAGAGCAAAACGGGGAGCAGGCCGTGACCATCGCGGAACTCCGGGCAGAGATCGCATCAATGAGGGGACGGCGCACGCGGTGACCCAGCCACCAGAAGACGACACACAGCCCCTCACCGACGCGCGGTCCGAGGTGCACCAGGCGATGAACGGCGGCGCCCCGGAGCAGGTGGCCGCGGCAGCCGCGACGGAGGGGCGCCGTTGGTTCAGCCGGTCGGTGCTGGCCGCGTGCCTGGTGTCGATAGTGGTGTCGGCGTGTTTCAGCCTGGCTGCGTTCATCATCGCGGGCCGGACAGGGAAGCTGGTCGACGAGCAGGCGGTAAAGGTGGCCACCGTGCAGAAGTTGGCCGAGGATGCCAAAGCTCAGGGCGACTTGGCGAACCAGATGTTGTCGCAGCGCGGTCAGGCGACGGTGCCGATCCCGAAACCCAACCCCGACGACAACTCCGAGGTGCTCGTCGCGTCCGCCACCGCACAGGTACTCGCGTCTCTCCCTGATACCCGGCCAACCGCTGTGCAGCTCGGCGAAGCGGTCGCTCTGTTTGTGGCGGCGCACCCGATCGAACCGGTCGGGCCGTCCCCGCAGCAGATCGCCGAAGGCCTTGCCGGGTACCTCGCGGTGAACCCGCCCCCGGCTGGGCCGACCGGGGCGACTGGGGTTCCGGGCAGGGACTGTGACCCCGTTGCCATACCGGAGTGCAGGGGTCCTCAGGGTGACAAGGGGGACCCGCCGACGGCGGCCGAGATCCGCGCCGCGTTGGACCGGTACATCCGCGCTCACCCCGACATGCTGTGCCCGAACGGCGGAACTTTCACCGCGTTGAAGGTGCAACTGGCCGACAAACGGGGCACTGCGGATACCTGGCAGTGCGTGGTGGCCGTGTCGACACCACCGTCCACAACGGACCCAACACCTCCCGGCCTCCCGCTGCTACCCACCAAGTAGGTGACTCATGATCTTCGGTGTCGACGTCAGCAACCACCAAACGCACTTCGACTTCGCCGCAGCCGCGCGAGAGGGGTTCGACTTCGCGTTCGTCAAGTGCAGCCAGAACGACAACTTCCGAGACGGCCGGTTCGTCCAGCACGCCAACGCTGCCCGCGCGGCCGGACTCCTCGTGGCCGCCTACCACTACCAGGGCACCGCACCCGTCGCCCGCCAGCTGTCCACCATCAAGGCCATGGCCGGGACGGACATCCCGATCATCCTCGACGTCGAGGACGGGTCCGGCGGGATCGACATCACCCGCGCCCTGGTAGCCGCACTGCGCGCCGAGGGCTACCAGGTGCCGCTCACGTACTTACCGCGCTGGTACTGGTCGGGGCATCTCGGCTCACCGAACCTGTCCGGGCTGCCGCCGCTGTGGGTGTCCTGGTACCCGGACTACACGGTGCGGCGCAAGGAGTCCGGGATCGACACAGTGCCGAACTCCGTGTGGAACGGCTACGGCGGCCTCGACGTCGCCGTCGTGCAGTTCACCAGCTCGGGCGCGGTGGCGGACTACCCCGGCGGCTCGATCGACCTCAACGCGTTCGCGGGCACCCGCGCGCAACTCGTAACCCTCCTGGAAGGAGAAGACGACGTGAACCTCAGCGACCCGCTACCCACGTACGACGACAACAGCACCACCGTGGAGGAGACCCTCTTCGGCGCGCATTACCACGCCAAGCAGGCCGATCAGCGAGCCGCACGAATCGAGGTCCAACTCGCCGCGCTAGGCGGCGCACTGTCCGACGCCGAGACGCACATCCTCGCCGCGAACAGGGAATCCGACGAGAACAGCACGGCAGCCGTGCTCGCGGCCATCCGCGCCCAACCGACCGGCGGCCAGGTCGACGTCCCCGCGCTCGCCGCCGCACTCCGCGTCGGCCTCGGCGACGAGATCGCCGACGACCTGGCCGACGAACTCGGCCAGCGATTGACCGGTACCCAGGAGGAAATCTGATGGGCAAGCTCTTCGGGCGTGAGCCCGCGTACTTCATGGCGTTGATCAGCTCGGCGATCGCGCTGGCCACCGGCCTCGGACTGGACCTGTCGATCGACCAGCAAGGCGCGCTCAACGCGTTCGTCGCCGCGGTGTTCGCCGCGGTCACCGCGTGGAAGCTGGCCCGCAACGGGTCAGTCGCCGCGCTGGTCGGTGTCGGCAAGGCGGCGATCGCAATCGCCTTGGCCTTCGGCTTCCACCTGTCCCCGGAGTTGCAGTCCAGCACCATGCTGTTCGTTGAGCTGTTGCTGACCGGGCTCCTGGTCTGGCCGAACGTCACCGCGCCGATCAGGGAAGACGGCGTCGTGCTCGGATCCCGCCCGACCAACTGATCCCGCCCCCTAGACCTGCCGTGGCGTCGGCAGGGCCGGGCCCGGACCAGCGCCCTGGTCTGGGCCCGGCATCCACACCACCACCTGAGGAGATTTTGATGGACATCGGTGTCGTCATCCCTACCCACCCGGCGCGGATCACCAACGGGATGACTGCGCGCGCGGTGCAGTCGGTGTGGGCGCAGACGCTCCCGGCCGCCGAGGTGCACGTCACGGTCGACCTGATCGGCGGCGGCGCGTGGACGACGCGCGACCGCGGACTCCAGGCCGTCCGCGCGGAGTGGGTGGCGTTTCTCGACTCCGACGACGAGCTGATGCCGCACCACCTGGAGGTTCTGACGCGCGGTGCGCAGGAGTCCGGGGCGGACTACGTGTACAGCTACTACCAGGTGCGCAACGCCTACGGGCAGGACATCGACTGTGACCCGCTCGGCCACTTCGGCAAGGTGTTCGACCCTTCCAACCCGTTGCAGACCACGATCGTCACCCTGGTCCGGACCGAGCTGGCGCAAACGGTGGGGTTCCATGCCCCGCCGATGGACTCGAAGGTCGGCGGCCAGCGTTACGGTGAGGACTACGCCTTCACCTTGGGGTGCGTCGCGGCCGGGGCGAAGATCGTGCACATCCCCGAGCGCACCTGGTTCTGGGTCCATCACGGCCGGAACTCCTCCGGGATGCCGGGCCAGGGCGACGCCGCGGCCTGACGATGCCCGGACATAGACCGACCCCCGGCGATGAGACCAGGGGTCGGCATGACCTATTTTCGCACTGCTGTTCGACTCAGCCGATCGTGGCCAGCGCAGTCTCGTATTCCTTCGCCTGCTCCGGGGTCAGCAACCCGGACACCCTCACCAACACGGGCCCCTTGGTGTAGTCGTACTCCTGGGCCAGCAGACCGCCGAGGTTCTTCAACTTCGCCTGGATGTCGTCCGCGCGTGCCTGGGCAGCCGCTTCGTCGGCGAACACTTCCACCCCGCCGCCGCGCTCGGTCGCCGTCTCGCCCTCGGGCACCTGATCGGCGGGCACCCGCGTGTCGGCGAACGCGGTCTTCGACAGGTAGCCGTTGGGCCGACCGAGCAGATGATTCGGGTCGTCATCCGCGTTGAACGTCTTGGTGAACCGCATCGTGGAGACCTTCGCCCCCAGTGCCTTCGTGATGCTGTCGGCGGTCTTCGGCGGGTCTGCGGTTGTGCCGGATGACGACTGGCCGCTGCACCCGGTGAGGAGTGCGACTGCCAGGAGCAGGACACCGCCGAGGGCGGTCCGCAAGTAGTTACGCATGGTGGGAATGTCGCATGGTTCCGCCGCTTGTTACCCCTGCGGCGTGTTGGGCACCTCGGGCATCACCCGGGCCAGCACGGTCAGTTTCGACGCCTCGACCCCATGTCCACACTGCATGCTCAACACCAGGGTCACCCACCACCCGCCCTCCGGGCAGGGTCGCCGCGGGTGCCTGTCTCCTTCGATGACGACCGTGTCAGGGCATTTCAGCAGGTGGCAGTCGGGTTCATGCTCCCGCAGGAAGGCGAACGCATACGCGCGGGCTTCCTCAGACATCGCGCTCCTCCGTGAAAGTAGGCCAGGTTCGGTTGCGGTTGTCCCTGTGCCACTCCCGGATCTGCTTCGCGATTCCCCCGGACACGAACACCACGTTGCGCACCCGGTGCGTCGGGATCTTCCCCGCGCGTGCCTGCTGGTGGAGCGCGGACATGGTGAGTCCAAGCTGATCAGCGAGGTCCCGGAGCGCTACGTCGGGCAGGTGTTCGTTCTGCATGGTCGTGGAGTATTCCCCGGGGTACGCGCCACGCGGCGGAGCCGGTGGATCTTGTAGCGCGATTGGGGGTGGCATGGCAGTAATCGTAACCCATCTACTACACTCTCGTGTAGGATCAGGACCTTAGCGCATCGTGACCGTTTACTCACGAGGAGACACGCCCATGACCAGCGGAACCAAGACCACCGACGCGCACCTCGTCACCGACATCGTCATGCTCGCCACCCACAACAACACCCAACACGTGCTACTCATCCAACGCGGATGGCCACTCCCCGGCGGGTACGTCGACCAAGGCGAGACGTTCGAACAGGCCGCACGCCGTGAACTCGCCGAGGAAACCGGGCTCGTCGCTGCCGACCTCACCCGGATCGGAATCTACGACGAGCCGGACCGCGACCCGCGCGGCCGTGTGGTCAGCGTCGCCTACGTCGCCCAACTCGACCACCTGCCTGCCGTGGTCGCCGGGGACGACGCCCGTGTGGCCCGCTGGGTCCCAGTCGCCCAGCTCCGCGGGCTCGACCTGGCGTTCGACCACGAACAGGTCCTGGTCGATGGGCTCCTCACCCCCCGCTCCTGACCCGCAGACCACCACCAGCACCCGGAAGGACACACCCATGGCAGAGCAGCAATCCTCGTCTCCCGCCCGGCGGGAGCGGGAGAGGAACGGCGGGTGGACCGACGCCGAACTGGCAGCCGAGGTCGCGGCCAAGGCCAGGCAGGCACGCGAACGCTGACCCGACCGCAGACGCACCCACCTACATCCGGAAGGACACCACGATGAGCGCGACCAGAGTCGACACCCCCGCGACGCTGCGCGCCGAGCTGGCCGGCGACGCGCTGATCGCCGCCTGGGTGCGGGCAGGTTGGACCGGCGAACGGATCGTCGCGACGTTGCGGATGGGTCGCTCCAAGGTGCTGCCGAAGGTCGCGCAGGTCCGTGAGGAGTTGGCCGCGATCGGGTGGCGGCCGCCCGTTCGGCTCGACGAGATCGGCCGCCGCACCCGCTAGCCCCCGGTCGGGGCGGGAGGAATCCCGCGAAGAAGACCCCGCCCCGACCGGGCCCCAACCCAGCCATCACAAGGAGAAGCGATGACGACCGACTGGTCCGACATGACCCCCGAAGAGCGTGGCAACGCGTTTCGCGCGCACCACATCGACGGCATGCCTTACCCGTCCGAGACGGACGTCGACGAGGAACTCGAACAGCTCTTCGACGACAACTGACCCGACCATCACCTGACTGGAAGGTCCCACCATGCTCCCGGGCACGCACACCCTGGGCAACACGGCCCGCACCTCCGCGATGGCGGGGAGCGCGCCGTGACCGGCCTGACGATCCTCGCCCGCCGCCTGCTGTGGTCGTGCTCCTACCACGCCCACCTGGCCGCCCTCGCGGTCCTCGACACGGTGCGTTACCTGCTCACCGCCGCCACCCTGCTCACCCACCGGGCACATACCGCGGTCGCCGAGCACGGCGGAACCGTCGCCGACGTCCTGGACGACGGCCGCGCCTGGGCCGACCGGGCCGAGTTCGACCGCGCCAAGTACCTGCGGCTGGTCGACCAGCTGCTCAACGGAATCGACCTGAAGGAGAACCCGTGACCACCGCCGCCGAGAGGGTGTCGGAGCTCGCCGACGCGGAGCTGTTCACCTCGACCGCCCTGCACGACTTCGTGATCAAGGTCCGGGACCTGTGCCGGGACGTGGCCTACATCCTGCAGTTCCAGGCCGACACGCTGCAGGCGTCATTGGCGACCCTGCCCGTCGTGGGCTCGAAGTACGGGTCGCTGGCCTCCAGGGTCCGCGCCCGTTCGGTCGCGTGGTGCATGCGGTCCGCGGCCGAGGCGATCCAGCACGCCGGGAAGTTGACCGTGAAGGCGTGGTCCCTGTTCCAGAAGTACTACGTCGCCGAACAACAGAAACCGGCCGCCGGGAAGAAGCAGTTCCAAGTCAACTCCTGATCCGGAGGGAAGCAGCAGTGACGAAGAAGCATCTGGCGAAGGCCGCGCAGGAGCGGGCGGTGGCCCAGGCCACCAGTCGCGGTTCCGTGCTGGTGCGCCCGACGATGGCGCTGGTCGGCGAGCTGGGGCTGTCGGTGGCGCTGTGGTGCGCCGCGTCGCCGGAGTCGCTGCCGTGGATGACACCCGCCCTGTCGCTGTCCACGGCGGCGCTGACCGCGCTGGTGTGGCACACGGGCCGGGACCAGACCCCGGTCGGACGCATCCTCGGGGTGGGGTCCACCGTGCTGACCGGGGCGCACCTGGTCACCGCGACCATCCTGGGCCCGTTCACGTCGCCGCTGTGGGGGGTGTGGTGCTGGTTGGGCGGCACGACCGCGGCGGCGTGGATGTACCGGCTGTGGATCGCCCGTGACGACGCCACTGTCGAGGGCGCCAAGCGGCGCGTGTCGATGTGGGACGAGGCGGCGGAAAGGGCCGGTGGGGCGTTGGAGGGCTCCCGGTTCCGGGCGAAGGAGGCCACCGCCGACCGGATGGCCGGGCCGCTGGAGTTGGAACCGGGGCAGACGGTGAAGGACGCGCAGATGAGTCTGGCCGCGTTGGAGAGCGTGCTGGGCCTGCCGCCCGGTGGTGCCCGCCTGACCCGCGACCCGGGCCATGCCGCCCGCGGCGAGCTGACGTTGGTGCGGTCGAACGTGCTGAAGGAGGACCTCGGCTACCGGGGTCCGTCGGCGCTGGGCGGTACCCCGGCCGCGCCGTACCGGGTGGGTCGTTACGAGCACGGCCGGGACGCGGTGCTGCCGTTGCAGGTCCCCGGCCGCGGCGAGGTGCATCTGATCATCCAGGGGATGACCGGCAGCGGGAAGACCAAGGGCGCGCACCAGCTGTTCGCCGAGGAATTCACCCGCGTCGACACGTACACGATCTACGTGGACACGGTGAAGGGCGCCCAGTCGTTGGGCCCGCTGGCGCGGGGGATCCGGTGGGCGATGCGGACCGAGGCCGAGGCGCACGCGCTGATGAAGGTGCTCAAGGCGCGGGTCATCCCGGTGCTGGCCCAATACCTCGGGTCGCGTGGGCTGGAGAACTGGGAGCCGGGCTGCGGTTATCCGCGTATCCGGATCCACGTAGAGGAGGGCGCCGGGCTGTTCCTGGGCAACGACGCGTTCATCCGGGTCATGGAGCGTGCCCGGTCGGTCGGTGTGCAGGTCACGCTGTCCGCGCAGCGGTTCTCCTACACCACTCTGCCGGTGGCGGCGCGCTCCCAGTTCGGCGCGGTGCTGGCCTTCGGGGTCGCCGAGGTCGAGGACGCGAAGTTCGCCATGCCGGACAAGGTGTTCGAGGCCGGTGCGGACCCGTCGCAGTGGGGCAACAACATGCCCGGCCTCGCCTACCTGGTCGCCCCCGGTGTGGAGGAGAACGACTATGTGGTGCCGCTGCGGGTGGAGAAGATCGCGCGTGCCGAGTTGGAGGTTCTGGCCGAGTACGCCCGCGTGCACGGTGCCGAGTTGCCGTCGTTCGTCGCGGAGGCGTTCGGCGAGTTGTACACGTCGCGGGTTCCGGTCGAGCAGATGCTCGCCGAGGGCGCGGTCGTGTTCGCGGCCGACGAGGACGAGGACTGGGACGACGAGGAGGACGAGGAGGACGAGGACATGCGGGAACCCCCGTGGCAGCCGTCGGAAGCCGACCCGGAGCCGGACGTGCAGCCGGACATCGACGACCCGATCACCGCGGTGCCGGAGATGCAGTTGGGCGACCGGCCGGTGAAGCTGCCGCCGGTGCAGGCGCGGGAGATGTTCGAGGCGCGGTTGCGCAGTCTGCAGGAGTCGGGCGCGTCGGCGGTGACGGTGAAGGATCTGACGCCGGTGGCGTTGGAGGCGGGGATGACCGCGGCGTGGTTGTACAAGTTGCTGCGGGAGCGGGTCGACTCGGGTCATCTGGAGCGCACAGACGCGGGGTGGCGGTTCGCCCGTGCCCTCACCAACGCATGATCAACTCTGAGTCGGTGGTCGGCGCCGTGACAACCCGCAGACCTGTCACGGGCGCCGAGACGGACACAGAGTCCCTGCTCAGGGCCGTGACACCGCCGTGACACCGCCCGTGACAGCCGACGTGACAGCCCGTGAACGGCCGTGACACCGCCGTGAATCGGCCCGTGACAGCCGTGACAACCCCGTGAATCCCGTGACAGCCGCCCAGTCACGGCCGTGACCAGCAGAAAGGCAACCCCGTGACCACCGCCCCCACCGCGCCCGAAGGCGGCTGGACGAGCCGACGCGCCCGCCACCGGGCGGAGCGCGCGCACGCCATGAACCTCCACACCGACGCCCGCAAGAAGCGCGCCGCCCAGACCGCGACCGAACGCGCCGCCGGGCACGCCGAGGACCCGATGAGCTGGCCGCTGCGGATCCTCGCCACCGCGGTCGCCCTGGTCGTACTCGCCGTCGCGGTCGTGATCGGCGTCGTCGTCATCGGCGCCCAGATCGGGTTCTACGAGACCAACCTCACCGTCAAGACCATCAGCTTCGCCGCGCTCGGCATCGACACCCCGCTCGACCTGCCGACCTTCACCCCGCTCGCGACCGAAGGCGTCGTGTGGGCGACCACCCTGCTCGCGGTGGTGATGGTGCTGCTCAACCGGACCGCGACCCTGTGGACGCGGTCGATGTGGTTTTTCGCGTCGATCGCCGCGTTCGTGAACACGTGGCACGCGGTATTCGAGGAAAAGGATCTGTTCGGCGGTGTGCTCCGGGGCGGGCTTTCCCTCGCGGGTCCTTTCCTGGTGCATCTGTTCATTTTGTGGTGCCGTCATCTGCGGACCGGCCGGACGCTGGCGCAGGCGCGTATCGACACGGCTGTCCGCTGGGACGGAATCCGTTCGGTCCTATTGGCGCTGGGGCTTCTGCTCGGCCGTCATGTGGCGCACCCCGTCATCGCGGCCCGCGCGTTGGGTTACCGGCTCGGCGTGGGCAACTGGTCCTACACCGACGCGTGGGCGGCCGCGTCGGTCGGTTACCGGCGTCGCGTGCAGGCCCGGCTCGACGGGGCGGACACCAACCGGCCCGGTCGCCTCCGGAGTGCGCGACCGGAGGCGACCGGCAGCGGCGACACCGACGACCGACCGACCGACCCGGCCGCCGTGGTCGAGGACCCGCCTCCGCCGGTCGGCCTGCGCCCGGCGTTCACCGACGAGGAGGCCGAGTTGCTGGTCGCCCGGCTCATGGACCCGACCTTGACGGTCGCCGCGTTCGATGACCAGCCCGAACCGGCGACCGGAACAGGCGACCGAGAGGCGACCGAGAGGCGACCGGACGCGACCGACGCAGCGACCGGACCGGCGACCGGCACGCGACCGAAGGCGACCGAACGCACGACCGACACCAGGGCGGGAGGCGACCGGTCGCGACCGGTCGGCCGCGACCGGAGGCGACCGACGACACGACCGGACACGACCGGAGTCGACGTCTCGGACCTACTCCCGGTCGCCCGCGAGGTGGCGACCGAACTGGGCGACCGGCTCAGTCGGGACGCGCTCTTGGAGGGGCTGCGGTTGCGGGGCCTGTCGGTCGGTGGTCTGCGTCGGGCCGCGATCTACAACGCCGTGAAGGACGAACGGGGAAAGGCATGACCGGGCCGTTGAATTGACACGATCGAATGCAAAGGCCCCCGCTCTCTTCGCCTGAGCGGGGGCCTTCTGCGTGTCCGGCTCACAAGCTCGCCGGGAATTCAGCCTCGGCTTCGTGATCCCGCGCCGGGCCGGTGCCGCTGCCACGCGTTGATCACGTCGGTGTCCCACACCGCCGCACCCGACCCGAAGTCGAACCCGATCCGTGCCGGGGCCTGTCCCCGCGCGACGTAGCCCTCGAACGTGGACCGCTGGCACCCGGCCAGTTCGGCGCACTGGTCCGCGGTGAGGGTCGGCCGCTGCCGCAGCGCGGTGTCGTCGTCGTGCACGATGCGGGCGAGCAACGCGTCATAGGCGGCACTCAGCGCCTTCCATCGGGGACCGGGATCGAGCAGCAGCAACAGGTTCATCCCGGCCATGTCCTCGTAGAACGTCTTCGTCCTCAGCGCGTCGACCATGCGCAGCGTGGGGTGTCGCCGGTGCATCTCCTCGCGGACTGCCCCGTCCGTCATGCCTCCGGCGCGGACGAAGTCGCGTAGCTGGTCGTCGGTGTGGGTGACCAGTTCGCGGGCGGTGGGGAAGTCGCTGTCGTAGTCGTCGATCACAGGGTTCCCTTTCAGTCGTCGCAGGCGGAGCAGGGGTCGGTGAACCTGACGTCGTGGCGGCAGCGGTCGTCCTGCTCGACGACGATGCGGGCGGGTGGGGCGAGCCGGTGGTGTTCGTCGCGTAGCGCGACCGCGATGTGCCATTTGCTCCACAGCGGGGCCATCGGGTCGGCCCATTCCAGCGGGTCGGCCTCGGCGGCGTCGACGGCGAGGCGGAGCAGTCGGGCCAGGACGGGGCGGGTCTCGTCGGCGAGTGCGGCGTCGAGTGCGTCCTGGTGGACGCCGGTTGTGGTGGTGTGGCCGTTGAGCGCGGCCCACCGGGCGGCGGTGATGGCGTGCCAGACGTCGAGGGCCTGCTGGGGGTCCTCGTTGAGCCACACGGACTCGCGCTTCTGGTTGCGGGCGGTGGGGGGTTTGCTGATCTGCGCCATGCCCCAACCTTACAGGTCTGACCTGTAGTCAGCAAGGGGACGCCGGAAGCGGTGGAACATGGCGCTGCCCCTGGGCCGACGAAAGAACCCAGGGGCAGCAGTCAGTGGTCAGGCGGTGCTGCGAGCCCGGGTCCGCGCGTTACGGCGCTTCAACGACCGACGCTCCTCCTCCGACGTCCCACCGAACACACCCGAGTCGATCCCCGCATCCAACGCGAACGCCAGGCAATCGCTGATGACGGGACACCGCCCGCACACGTCCTTCGCCAGGTCGATCTGCACCAGCGCGGGGCCGGTCGAACCGACCGGGTGGAACAACTCCGGATCTTCATCCCTGCACGCGGCTTCATGTCGCCAGTCCATGGTGTTCCCTCCTCAGATCAGTGCGGTGAGCAGGGCCGACACGAACAGTGCGGCCACATGGGCGGTCTGGTCCAACGCATATCGGCCGGTGCCGAGCACGTCACGGTCAAGCGGCACCATGCGCGTCTCCCCCCACTCCTCGCCGCCGCCGCCCGGTGTGCGCGCCGGGACCAGGCGGTGGGCCAGCACGGTGAACCCGCGCCGAGGGGCACCCAGGTCGTGGAACTCCTGCTTGCCGAGTCGGGCCGCTGCCCAGCGCACCGTCCACCGGCGGTCGATGACGTAGTGGGAGACGAACATCCACACCTGCCCGGCGATCAGCCCCGCCCAGGAGACGTGCGCGCCGAGCAGACCGACGGTTGCGGCGAGGAACGGCACGGCGGTGACGACGTGCACCGCGCAGTGGCGAGCGCACGCCCACTGGCCCGGCCGGTCGTGGTCGCCCTTGTGGATGGCCTGGTGGTCGGTCTGGAACCAGTGGTCGGCCAGGCCGTGGGCGGCGAGCAGGGCGGCAAAGACGATCGCCGCGGCGAGACCGGGGTAGGGGTCGGGCATCATGGGTTTGCTCCGTTCGCGGGGTGTGGTGGGGCCGGGTCCGGCGGGTGGCTGTGCAGGCATGCCCGCCGGGCCAGGTCAGGTGGGGCTACTTCGCCTGGACGATGACCGGCGACCCCTGCGGGATCGGGATCACCTGGACCTTCCCGTCCTTGATGGCCTGGTTGATCGCCTGCTGCTGCTGGTACGCCTGGTACCCGGCGAGGCCGCCGGGGAAGTTCACCGCCGCCAGCTTGTCCACCTCGGCCGCCTGGTTCCGCAATTCGGCGGCCTGCTTGTCGGTGAGCCCCTGCACCAACGACGGTTGGATGCTCGGCTTCTGCAACAACACCGCGTTCACGGTGATCAGGTCGACGCCCTGGGTGAGGGTCTTCAGGATCGCGAGCAGCAGCTCGCGGTCGGTGTCGCTGGTCGCGTTCGACGCGACAATGCGCGCCGCGGCCCGTTCCAGGCGGGCGAGCCGCGCCCGGTCTTTCTCGGCGGTGTACGCGGGTTTGACCAGGGTGGCGCCACCGCCGCCGAGCACAGCGTCGGCACCCATCACGCCACCACCTTGAGAACGGGCCACACCGGTTTGTCCAGCCGGGCACGCTGGGCAGCGGGCAGGTCGAACAACGGTTCGCCGAGCCGGTCGAGCCCGGCCGCGCGCAACCAGTAGGCGTCGCACTGGTTGTCGTCGGCGAACTCCACCCCGGCCCGCTTGTACGCGGCCAACGCCATACCGGTCTTGTCACCGCTGCCACTGCCCGTGGCGTACGCCTTCAGCGTCGCCGGGGCGATCAACACGTAGGGCACGCCGTGCTCCAGCAGCACCGCCCGCACCACCCCGTGGACCATGCCCGTGATCCCCGCGCTCTTCGCGTGGGTGGGCAGATCCTCGATCACCGCCAGCGTCGTACCGGTTCCGGCTGCGAGAGCGACTGCTTCGGCGATGTGGAGCAGGCGCCGGTCGCCCTCGGCGGGCCGGGTCTTGACGGTGGCGGTGGACCCGTCGGCGTAGGCGATACCGGTGCCGGTCAAGGACAGGTCGAGCCCGATGACGGTGATCATGTCTGCTCCAGGAGTCCGCGGCGGTGGGCAGTAAGCACGGCCTGCGCGGTGGTGTTCGCGCCGAGCGTGGTCTTGGCGTCGGCGATGACGTGGGTGGCGGTGCCGTAGGGGATGTCGGTGTGGGTGGCGGCTTGCTGCAGGGTGTCGCCGGCGGCGAGCCTGCGGAGGAGGTCTAGCGCGCGGGGTTCGGGGCGGGGCAGCAGCGCGTAGGCCTCGATTTCGGCGATGGCCAGTCTGAGCGCGTTCACCCGGTCACCTCCGGGTTTGCCAGGCGGAGCAGGGGGTCTCCGTGGCACGCCTGGTCCAGGGCGCACCAGCAGGCGACGTCCTTGCCGACGAGGTCACCGCGCAGCAGGGCGGCCTTCAGGGCGACGTGTTTGACGATCAGGAGGTTCGACCACAGCTTCGGGTCCAACGTGTCCTGCGTGGCCCAGTCCGCGAAGCACTGTGTGGCCGTCGTCGCGGCTGCCGTTTTGGTGGGGTGGTAGGAGTGCACGGGTCCGGCGTCGGACCAGAACACCACCCACGGGTTGGTCAGGCCGCCGTCGTGCTCGACGATGAACGGGTTGCCGTACACCGAGGGGCGGGAGACGACCACCGCGCCTTCCGGCTTCCGCCACCCTTTGACTCGGCGGAGCTGGATGCGTTGGGGGTTCGTGGCCGGGGTTGGGGTGTTCGGGTCCTCACCCACGACGGGCCTCCCCGCGAGTCCACTTCGCCAACTGGAACAAGATCGGCTGACTGCGGCGGGAGAACTCCGCCTCGCCGGACTCGAACATCCCGGCCGCGCGCTCGCAGTCCTCGCGGGTTTCGTAGCCCAGGCCGTGGCAGTTGTCGACGCCGCGCAGCTCCTCCTGGAAGTCGACGACCGTGTACAGCACGGTGTCGCGCGCTTTGAACGGCCTGGTCGCGACGACCCATCTCCGGTTGCTGCTGACGGCCTGGACGGTGTAGCTCTGGCGTTCGTCGCTGAAGGTCAGTTTGTCGCCGGGCTGGATGCGGATCATCGGCCGGTCTCCTTGTCGGTGTAGGTGGTGCCCGCGACCCGGTCGGCCTTCGCGCGGGCGGCTCGGGCTTGGTGGCGGGTGACCGAATCGACTGGGGTTGGGGTGGAACTAGCCTGCGGCGCGACCCTGGGCCCGTCGTACTCGTTCCGTGACCACTGGATGGCGAACGGGTAGCCGACGGACTTGGTCGCGTCAGTGCGCGGCGTGTGGCTGCCGCCGTGCCAAGAGTCATGGCCGGGCGCGAGTTCGCAATCGACGCCCGTCGCGCCCTCGGTAGCGCTGCACTCGTCGCGGAGTTTCGCCCGGAGTGCCGTCAGGCCCGGTTCATCCCTGCGGGCGTCGGGCGTATCAGCCTCGGCGTCCAGCCAGATCCGCACCCAGTCACAGCCGGACGCGTGCCACACACGCCCCATGCCTTGGTGTCCGCAGTCGCAATCAGGCGTGTCGATGCCACTGTGTGCGCCGTCGCGGGCCATGCGCCTGCCCAACTCCGAGTCGGCGTCGACCTCCACGACCGTGGCGGCTGCGGTGTGCTGGTCCGCCCAGTCCTCCACCTCCGACCCGGTCCCCCGATGCCTTGCCTTGCACCCGGAGCAGAACGCCTGCCACCCGGACTCGTCCGATGACAACGTGACGAGGTGCTCGACTGTGGCTGATTCGTCTACGGGTACCGGGACAGCGACCCGTGAGTGCGCGGCCCGGTTCTGCCCGCACTCGTGGCACAGCTCGGTCGCGACGTACGGGTGGGCAACGATGAGGAACGGGTCCTCGTCGGGGCCGTCGTCCAACTCGCGCGCCGGGTCTACGGGTACCGGAACAGCAGCGGGAGCGACGGCCAACAGACGTTCAAGCGCCTGAGCTGCCAGACGCCACGTGAAGTGCTGGGCCGACGCGTGGCACTCGGCGGGAGAATCGCACTCGTCTACGAACTCCTCGCCGTCGTCGAACGACGCGATGGACTGCTCGGCGCGCTGACGGAAGTCGGCCGCGAGGTGCGCTGCAGCATCAGTCAGATTCCGCTTCTGCAGGAACGCGACATCACGCTCCAACCACCGGACACTGCCCCGCAACGCGCGGTTGGCGGACACCAGGCGGCGGTTCTCCGCCAACACCCGGTCGTGCTCGGCGCGGAGTTCGTGGTGCTCGACACGGACGCCGGACAGTGTGGACAAGGTGGCGTCAAGGCTGCTCTGGAGGGCGGCACCGCGACGGGCCGACTCGGCGAGCTTGGAACACAGAGACCCGATGGTCGCCTTGTGCTCGCCGATCACCCGTGCCCGCGCAGGGACAAGGTTGTCCGCATACCGGAGTTCCCGCCGGTACGCGGCGACCTTGCGGGCCATGCCGCGCAGCATCAACAACAGCGCATGCCGCTCCACCTGCAGGCGCATGGCTTCCAGTGCCCAGTCCTGACGGGACGACCGCTCACGGTCCCGATCGGCCAGCAGCGATGCGTTGTCGTCCTCCAAGCGCTGGTTCAACGTGACGCTGTTCGCCAACTGCGCGCGTGCTTCGTTGCGCTGCTCCCGCACCCTGCGGAAGTCGCCCGTCAGGTTCTCGACGGAGCCGCGGGCTTGGTCGAGGTCGGCACGCAACCCCGACAGCACCGGCTCCACCACAGCCAGCGCGATATCGGCAGCCGCCGCATTGTCGACGTCATAGCCGCCGAACTCGTTGGGGTGGACGAATTCCGACGGCAACCCGTCGAACTCGCGGATGAGCTGGGCGCGGAGGTCTAGGGGGTCGGTCACGATGCACGCTCCCGGCGCAGAGCCTCACGGCGGTCGATGGCTTCGATGTGCGCCACAGCCACGGCGGCGACCTGCACCAGCTCCGCGCGGAGCGCCCCCGGTTCCTCCTCGGCGAGCGCTTCGAAGACCTCCTCCAGCAGGATCCCGTCCCAGGCGGCGTTGCGATCGGACGGCGTACCGAGGATGTTCCCCACCTCGACCCGGTTGGCGTTCTTCTGCTTCCAGTAGGACGCCATGGCCGCGTAGTGCGCTCGGTCCCGGCGGTTGTCATCGAACACGTCGGGGTGGTTCTGCTCGCCCCACTTGGCGTCCTGGCGGAGCCGCTCGGCGTGGACCTCGGCGAGCACCGCCCGCGTCGCCGGTTGGGTGGGTACAGACTCGCTGCTCACGGCGTCAACTCCTTCCGGACGGCCTTCAGCACGGCACGCACTTCTTCCTCGGTCGGCTCCATGCCCTCGGCTCGCAGGACATGCCGCACGTCGTACTCGTCGACACCGTCGGCGATGTCGTCGAGCACCAACCGAACGGCCTCCTCACGATCAATCCCGGTCACGACTTCGCTCCGTTCAACGCGTCGGCGATGGTCTTCCTCACGTGACACACCACCGGGTCCTCACCCCGGTGCCAGTGGTGGTGTTCCCGGCACTCCATGGACTGCTCGCCCTGCTCCGCACAGCACAGCTGGCACACCGTCCCCAGCAGGTTCTCGTCGCACGCGGGGTTCGTGCCCTCGTAGCCAGGGGCCACCACCGCAGGGTCGCCGTCGGCATGATCGTGGGAGCACTCCCCGTAGATCCGGAGATTCGCGTGGTCGACCAGCAGCGCCTCCACTGCGGCGCCGAGCGCCCCGGCGTCGTTAAAGAGCGGGTCCACCGAGTCGTCAAACGACGCGCCGATGTGCTCCGTCATGTGCAAGCGCACCAGATCCAGCCGTGCCCGGATCGACTCCACCGTGTGGTCGACCTCGGGGGCGGAGATGGCGGTCATCCCGACACCGCCTCACGCGCCAGAACGTCCGCGAGCGTGACGCCGTTGACGGTCATCAGCGGAGCGACGCGTTTCGCCAACGCCAGCGCGGTCTCCAGGTCGAACCGGTGCCGCGCCTTCCACTCGGCCTCGCGCTCGGAGGGCAACGGCTCGAAGGCCCATTCGCCGTCCTTGTCGAGCACCGAGAACCCGTCGCTCACCGAGTACAGGCCAGGGCTGCGCTCCTCTACTCGCACGGTGAAGTGGCGGGCGCTCCGGTGGTCGGCGGGCAGGCACGAGACGGCGTAGACCGTGGCTCGCACTGTCGGTTCCGGAGTGCCGGAGGCCATCGGCGAAGCCGCCCGAGCATTGGGTGTGATCATCGGTCCTCCTGGGGGTCACGCCGCAACAGCGGCGGAAGCGACGGGCGGGAAGAAGCAGTGCCGCGGGCTCACCCGGTACCGCCACGCAGATCGGTCGCCTGGGCAGCCGTAAGCAGGCCCTGCTCAACCCAGTGGTCGAACAGATCAATCTGGCCGACCACCTCGGGAGCGCACCTGGCGCACAACCGCCCAGGCGCGGAAGCCGGGGCGTCTTTCGGTCCGGCACCGTCCTTACCGGCCCCCCACCTGCACCACGGGATGTCCGTGGCCTCGACCTGGTCCTCAAGGGCGCGGATCTTCGCTGCGACCTCGGGGTAGAAAAGCTCGATCGCCGATAGTTCTCCCGGCTTGGCGTAGGCCCCGCAAAGGCAGTCGCCGGACATGTGCAGGTTGATCGACACCTCGGACTTCGGCAGAGCGCCGGGGTGGCACAGCATGTGCCGGGCGTGCTCGTGGTGCTCCTGGCACTGGAAGCGCTCGCGGTACTCCCGCATGTGCCCTTCGGTCCAGTGCACGATCGGGGACACCCAGATCACCGCGCCGTCCTCGTCCAGCTCGGACGCGTTGCGGTGGCGGCGGTCGGACTCCGACCAGCGGGTGCCCGCGACGAACGCGATCTGCCCTGCGCGACCGCGGGGACCGACCAGGTTGCGGCGGACCGTGTCGAGGGCGCGTTCCTTGAGTCGCTGGTACATCACGTCGTGGGCGCCGGATCCGGGGAACCCACGCCACGCGATCTGCCCGTTCTTGACGGTGCGGACCTCGCCGAGGACCAGCTGCTCATAGGTGTGCGGCGGGACGGCCGACACGACCGGCAGCGTCCACTCGGCGCACACGGCGGTCACGTACTGCGCGGTCTGCGGGATGCCGATCGAGGTGAGGATGTGCACGGCGCAGTCCATGCGGTCCTTCACCAAATGGGCGAGCAGGCTGGAGTCGCTGCCACCGGAGAACAGCAACAGGAACTTCTCTGGTTCGTACCGCTCGGCGGCTTCGTCAAGCAGAGCGTGGCTGCGAGCGATCGCCTCGTCGAGGGTCAACGCTGCGTACTCGCGGGCCTTCGGCGGCGCGACGGCCAGCGCGTCGGGGAAGCCGGGAATGATGTCGAGTTGGCTCACCCGGTACCGCCTTGGGCGTCGGTTCTGGCGTCACACGCAACGGACACGAGGTCTCCGGCGACCGACATGATCAGCGTCGTGATCCGGCCGGTGTTCTCGAAGCGCTGCCGGAACGTTGTCCACCAGTCGATCCCGCCTTGCGTGGCGTAGATCCGGCACTCGTTCACCTCGACGGCGGCGGTCATCCGGCACCGCCAGTGCTCTCCGGGGAGGAGGGCAGCACGACGTGTGCGGCTTCCCCGTCGCGGACAAACCACTCCAACGGCGGCGGGGACAACGGGGAGAAGTGGCTTGGGTGCGCGGCCACGTACGCGGCCTGGCGGGCGACGAGGACGAGGATGTAGTCCTCGCCTCCGATCGGGGCTGTGATGATCGTGGGCCCCTGCGGGGTGCTCATGACCCACCACCCGACACGGCAGGAACCTCGGACAGTGCGCGGAGGTGACGGGTGTAGACGCGGTTCTCGCCGCCTTGGTCCCACGACACGACAGCGGTGCGGCCGTCGACCGCTGACACCGTGCCAGGCGCCCCAGCGGGGACCGTGCCGAGCGTCAGGGTCCACGCGACGCGGTCTCCAGGCGCTGGCCACTGACGGGACGCTGGAGAGTCGTTCGCGGGGACCGGGACCACCATGCGCTTCGGGTCGTCGAACACGTCCCACCCCCGGCTCAGCGCGGGCAGGCACGGCCACGACACCGTCTCGCCCTCCACCCAGCACACCGAGCAGATGAACGCGCCCGGCGTGGAGTCGGACCACACCGGAGTGTGGAAACGGGCAGGCAGAGCGGCCTTCTGCTCCATCGTGAGGTCGGTCAGCGCCTCGTAGGTGGGCTGGTCGGAGGGGAGCGTGATGAACGGGCGCTCGTCAGCCATGGCTGGGCTCCTCGGCGGGCAGGGTCGCGGCGATCTTCTGCGCCGCGCGCTGGCACTTCGAGCACTCCGGGGTGCCGGACAGCCACCCCCTGCGGCCGTCCCACAGCACCGTCGCCCGCCCGCACAACGCGGCCGGGCGTCCGGCGCCCCACATCGGGCCCCCGGTGTAGTCGCCGGGCACCAAGTGCTTCCTGTTCCGGCTGCGGGTCTGGCCCGTGTCGATGCACCACCCGTGGCCCTCCGGGACCGACGTGCGGTGTACACCCCACGTCGGGGTGTGCGGGCAGTCCATGACCAGCCGCTCCTTGACCTCGGCCCGGAGGCCGAGCCGCATGCTGAACCCGGCGGCGCGCTGCTGCTGCCGTAGAACCCGGTTGGGCTGGTAGTCGGCCCAGGCCTGATCTTCGGTGGCCAGCAGGGTTTCACCGCCCATGTGCAGGGTGAGGGTGACGCCGGAGCAGCACCCGCACGGGGCGTGGCAGTACCAGGACGCTTGGTCGGGGTCGACCAGTTGGCCGTTGATCTCGAACTTGATCGCGCTCACCCGGTCACCGCCGCAAGCTCCCGCAGAACCGCCACGTCCACCGCGATATCCGCGTGGTCCTCCGCATCGGACAGGCCAGGGACCACAGTCAGCGCGGTGTGGCCGGTCCCGAGCGAGATACCGAGCTTCATCGGCTGCCCGCGGTAGGAGCCGCGCAGGGCCAGCGAGACGGCGGTCTCGCCGTAGTAGTCGAACCGTTGGGCGGTGAGGTGCGCTCCCTCGACGGTGCCCACGAGGCCGACCAGGTCGGCGACGGTGGAGGGGTGGCGGAGGTGGACGTCCGCCACCTCGGCGCTGACGCGGTAGATCTCGGTTGGGCAGGTGACGTGGGCGTCGAGGTAGTCGGCGACCAAGCGCAGCCGATCGGCAGTGGTCAGCTCGGCAGGCGACGCTTTGGTGGGTGTGCCGGTGATTTCGGCGACGGCTTCAGCGGACAGGGCACGGGCGGTATCGAGGTCGGTGCTCACTTGTGCTCCCTCAGGGGATCGGCGGCGCGGGACGGCGGGCGGGGTGGAGTCGGTCACTTCCACCTCGGTTCGGAGATCGGCTCGCGGATGGCCGCCGCGACGGACGCGGCCTTGGCCGGGGGTTCCGCCAGCAGGCGCACCTTGAGTCGGGCGATGAGCGCGGCAGGCGTGGTCATCAGTCGGTGTCCTCTCCGGCCCCGTCCGGGCCGGTCGGTTCGGTGGCCGTGACCGGGCCGAACTCACGGGCGATGTCAGACAGGTGCCAGTGCTGCAAGCACCCGTCGGAGTTCACGGCCCGGATCGCATAGGTGCCGTCGGTGTTGCGGTCCCAGGCGTCGCGCTGCCGGTCCCACACCACAGGCGGGGCGACCTCGTCGCGGCTGGTGTCCCAGACCGTGTTCGCCCTCGCGATCTGGGCCGCGATCACCGTGGCGACCCAGGCACCGAACGGGATCGCGCACAGCGCGGCGATCACGCTGACCGTCACACCCCACCCGAACGTGTAGGCAAGGGAACCCGCGAACGCGGGGAGCCACAGGAACGCCCCCAGAACGCGCAGCGCCTTCACCGGGCCACCGCCCGGCGGGCGGCCAGTTCGCGGGCGAGGTATTGCTCGACGACCGCGATGTCATGGGTGCGCTGTGCCAGCTGCTCCAGCTCGGCGGGCGAATGCGGCTCCCATGTCCGCCCCTGCAGCGCCTCCAGCGTGGCGTGCTCGGCACGGACCTTGGCGGCCAGGAAAGCAGCGACCGGGTCGGGGTCGGGGATGGTGGGAGTGCTCATCGGGCACCGGCCAGCACCATCGGGGTGTGGGCCGGGCGGACGTAGATACCCCAGCAGCCCTTGGCCCCGCAGTACGGGTCCCACCCGTACCAGCAGTCGCAGTCCTCAGCGGACGGATCAAAGTACTTCGAGCCCTTGGTGCGTGCGTCGGCGAGGTTCGCTTCGCTGTACTCGTCGTGCGACAGCAGGTGTACGGCGTCGGGGTGTGCGGAGTCGTAGGCGGCGATGGTGATCCGCTCGATCCCGGCCTTGGTGATCTCGGCGGTGACTTCGATGACTCTGGTTCCGCCGTGGCGGGTGCGGGTGGTGGCGACGATCTCGCGGATGACGTCGACCCCGGTGGTGGGCAGGGCGAGTTCGGCGGCGAGACCTTCGAGGTCATCGCCTTGGTCGAGCTGGGCGCGGAGGCCGTCGACCCGGTGCTCTGCGGACAGGTTGTCGGCGGCGTCGGAGCTGGCGGCCAGTTCGTCGAGGTAGTCAGAGATCAGGATGCCGAGCAAGTTGGTGGTGGACATGCTGTGTCCTCTCTGGGCGGACGTTCGGGCGTCGCAGGCAGGTCAGGCGTAGGTGCGGGTCTCGGCGGCGGTGAACCCCGCCCGGTCGAGCAGCGCCTCGGTGGTGACCTGGTCTGCGGCCTCCTGCCACACGGCGTGGTAGGTGGTGGTGTCCGGGTCGTCCGGGGTGGTGTCCGAGGTGAACCGGTTGCGGTCGTGCTCGAACTGGACGGTCAGGCCGCGCTTGCGCCATGCCGACACGAGGAACGGGCGGATCAGGTCGTAGGCGGCCTGGTCGAGGAGTTCGCGGTGTGCGCTGACGAAGCCGCGGTCGAGGCTGTAGACGGCGGCCTGGTCGGACTCGTCCCAGGCGTAGCCGGGGTTGTCGGCCACGACGGGCATCCGATGAGGCGTGGTCTGCGGTTCACGAACCGCGATCCACTCGGGGCAAAATGAAACGCTCATGCCGTCCTCCGAGGGTTCGCCGATCCGGCGAGTAGGGGGTGTGTTGACACGACACTATGCCTGCACCGCAGGCATGTCAATAGGCCAGCTTGTACGGCTACCGCGATCGTGCGACCATGCTGCCATGGAAGACAACCTCGCCCGTATCGCAAGCACGTACTGGCGTGCGAAAGCCCGAGCCGACACCCTCCGCACGGACCTCGTGGACGCAGTCGTCCAGGCGTACCGGGACGGCGGGGCCACCATGGACATCGCGCGACGCGCAGGCATGGACCGCGAGTCCATCCGACGTATCCGCAAAGCAGCCGAGGAAAGGGGGGACCTGCCGATGAGCAACAAAGCTTGACTAGTGCTGGCCACGAGTCACCCGTCTGATCTCGCGTCGGGCATTACGTATCAAGCCGCGAACCTGCTTCGTCGTCAGGACCACCACCGAGTCGTACACCCCGATCACCCGCGCAGAAGTGACCGACCACGACGGCACCGGGTCGTCGATGTCGGTCGTTTCAACCATGTCCCCGATCGGATCCACCCGGTACAGACCACCGCGCGGGTATCCAGCGGCATAGAGGCGGGCGTACTCCCGGTCGGTGGTGATGTAGACCCGTGTCGGGTCGAGACTGTCTGTTGCCAGCGGTGTGGCCGCGCGGCGTGCCTCGCAGGTGGCGCACCCGTCGACAAGATGCGCGTTGTCACCAAGTGGTCGGGGTGTCACCAGGTCGCCGATCGTGAGGCCGGGTGCGCCGCCGTGCCAGTAGCGCGGGTTCACGTTTCGCCGCCGACGGGCAGTTGGCCGATGCCAGGGCAGGTGCCGAACCGGTAGCCCTGTCGGGTGCGTCGTTTGTGCTGGCCGAGGACACCGCTGGCTCGGAGTGCGTACTCGTTACCGCACACGGGGCAGACACCGCGTGGGAGCGGACCGGGTGCCCGGCCACGGCGCGGGCGAATGTCAGCCACCGTTGGCCTCCTCTGCGCAGCATTCGGCGAGGTAACTGCTGGTGTCGCGGCGGATCGCGGCCCCGGCTTCGTACGGCTCGCGGCACCTCACGCAGCAGCCTGCGTACTCGGCGACGAACCAGGGGTTGGTGGTGCCGAGCAGCCGGTCGCGGAGGGCCAGGCGCTCGGCGTCGGCCTGCTCCTGGACGGTTTGGCCGCCGCGGTGGGTTTTGCAGGCGCACTGGTCGACAAGCAGGTCGGTGAGGTCGCAACGTTCGGTGTCAGGCACGGCCGCACCACCTGCGGACGGCGGCGGCAATCCGGTTCTGGTCGCGCTGTTTCCGTTCGGCGGCGGCGCGTTCACCGAGGGCTGCAGTGCGCTGTTCGAGTGCGTCATCCGCCATCGCCGTACGGGTCACCTCGACGAACAGTTGAGACTCGTCGGCCCAGCGACTGGTGGCGTACAGCACCCCGCGGTCGCGGTCGACGTGCAGGATCCTCGCGACTGGTTCGCCATCGGTGTTGTGGACCAGGCGGCCGATCAGGTCACGGTCCTGGCCGTCAAGGCTCCCAGGCTGCAGCTCGTCGGCTTGGCGCACGGCGCGCACCTCCTCCAGGAGCCCGGCCGTCCGCTGGCGTCGTCCGTCCGCGGTGAGGCGGGCGCACTCGGGTTGGCACCACGGGCTGATCGCGGGAACGGTCGGGGTACCGCAGCCTGGGCGCAGGCAGATCGGCCGGTCGTCGAGGAGCGTGTCGATGCGGGCGAGAGTGCCCGGCAGGGTGCGGTAGCCGCCGCCGACTCCGATCATGGTGTCAGCCACCGTTGGCCACCATCTGCCGGAACGGGCGCAGGCACATCGGACCCCACGGCGGAGGAGGAGTCGGTGCTCTCCCGGCGGCGATGTCGTCGCGCCACTGCGCCACCAACTCGTCCGCCATCTCACCGTCCTGGAGGACGTCGTCCAGCCACGGGGCCATCCGGTCGGCCAGGTCGGGGTTGAGTACGCGGATGGTCTCCAGGAGCACCGCGGAGTTGAAGTAGGCCACGGCCCAGGCGTGGTTGAGAAGGATCTTCCGGTCGGTGACTTTGCTGGTATCGGCGATCTGTTCCATCAGCAGGCCGTAGTTGTCGATCGCGTTCTTGACGTGGGTTTCGGCGTTCAACGGTTCGCCTCCTCGGCTTCGCGGGCGAGGAACTCCCGCACGGTGTGGGTGTGGTCGGTGTTGCACACCCCGAACGAGGTCGGGATGCCGCGCTCGTCGGTGGTCTCGGGGTGCAGGTGCCATTTCGTGGGCTCGTCGGGCATCTGCTCGCCAGCCGGTACGAACTGGACAGCGAGCTTGATGCCGACGTCGTCGACCCGCCAGATCGACTGGGCGCGTGCCCGGCATGGGCGCCTGGTGTGCCACCACTTGCCGGACGGGATTTCCTCGGCTGGCCGCCCGCAAGCCCCGCAGCGGCCTTGTCGGGGCCACGCTGCCGGGTCCCACCGCGTGCTGGCGGGCTCAGCGGCGGCGAGAGCCACCACGGGCGGTGGGGGTGTGGTCGTCATCGGATCCCGCCCCCTGGCGCGCTCACGACCGCTTCAGCGGCCAGCGCGGCGGTGATTCGCGCGTCCCGTGCTGCGACCCACGCCTGCATCTCGGCGACCGGCCACAGCACCGCGCTCTCCGGGTAGCAGTTCGGGTGCAGCTTCCCCAGGCCCGGCACGGGGATCCGGCGGCCGCCGCACCCGATGCAGATCGCCATCAGTCGCCGTCCCGAGCCACACGCAACCGACGCCCGGACTGGTCCGCAGGCTCGCCGGGGACCGCGACTGGCCGCTCCAGATCCGCGCGCCGAACAGCGCGCGCGAGGTTCGGCCGGCACACCAGGCAGGGGACCGGGTGGTCGGCCTCGTAGTAGTCGAGCCACCCGTTCTTGCAGCGGTGGACCTCGGGCTCGGTTTCGGGCTCGTCGCCGAAGCGGTCGGGCATGGGGACGCACCTCCTCGCGGGGCGCAGGTAGTGGACGGTGGCCAGGCGCTCGGTCATGACGCCTCCTGTAGTTCGCCTCGGCGGCAGAACGTGCACAGGGGTTTGCCGTCCGGGCCGCGCCCTGCGGCGAAGAGCGGATGCGTCGCGCAACGACGCGCGCCGCTGGGTACCGGACTTTCCTGATCAACTTCCGCATCGGGTGTCTTGGAGCTGGCAGGTTCCTGTCCCAGATCGGCCCGAGGTGCCGCTTGCGGCGACTCGGTTCGTCGGGGGCCTGGGGGCGGCGCGCCCCCAGTTGTTCTGGCCCTGTTGTGGTCTTGTTCTGGTCGTGTCTGATGGGTCTGACGGGTCCCGTCAGATGGGTCTGACCCCCCCGTCAGACCGGTCTGACGGGTTGCCTCGTCCGGATCGTCCTCCGACCCGTATGACCGGTCTGACGGGTCAGGGATGTATGGCACCCGCTTCTTCTTCTTCCCGTTCGGCCCCTCGGTCCTGATCCACCCCGTGGACTCGGCCTCCTTCAACAGCTCGAATACGCGCTGCCGCGACCGCTTGCACTCGACGCCGAGCCGTGCAGCCGACGGCGTCGCGTTGTCCCCGGAGCCATCCATGTAGGTGCCGATGAGCAACAGGAAGGACTTCACGTGCCACGGCATGTCCCGGTCGGCGCGAAGGGCCTTCTCCCATTCCCACCGGGTGCTGGCTCGGCGAGGCCCACTGCTGCTCTGGTCGTCGTTCACGGGCCTCCCTTCGATGTTGTGGCGGGCCGCGCAGAGGTCAGGACGCGAGGGTGTCCGTCGAGATCAGTGGCGCGTTGCGGTGCACCGTGCGATCGCTGACTCCGACCCGCCAGGTGATCTCACTGACCGGCATCCCACGGGCACGGCACCGGCGGATCGCTTCCTGTGCGTCGGCACGCCTCAGTTGCTCGTTGCCGCGCTCCCCGCGAACCGCGCGGTCAACAACGACCTCGTCGAATCCGCTCCCGCGCACAGCACCAGCAGGCCGAGCCGCCGGGTCGTCGATGTTGTCGTTCCACGCCAAGGGCGGTGCCCACCGTTTTCTTTGCGCCTCCCGACGTGCCCGGTCGGAAGTCCCCAGCGTCATGCACAGCCGCCCATACACGGCCGCGACCTTGTCCGCCGTGACCCGATGGATCTGAGGACGGGACCCGTTGCGCAGTATGGCGATCATCCGCTTGTCGTAGCCGATTTGCGCACCGATCAGCTCGCAGTTCCAGCCGAGTGCGGCAAGCGCCTGCAGACGTCGGTTCGTGCCCAGCGCGGAGACGTAAGCCGCTGGAAGCAGGCCATGTTTGCGCCGCTTGGTGTAGACGCTTTTCGCCCGCCGCGCGGCCGGGCACCTGCACCCGTGCTTCCCATAGGCCGTCACGGTGTTGTGGTGCTTCGCCGCGCAGCCCTCGCTCATGCCGCACCACGCACGGGGACGTACAGGCCGCGGTCGTCAAGCCACACCCTGCGCCCGTCGTACAGCCGGACCGGCGCGGCGGCGGGGTCCTCGGTGGACAGGAGCATCCACCCGCGTTCCCGCGCGGCGGCCGGGTTGGAGTGGCACCACCCGTGGCATCCGGTCGTCCCGGACCCGCACCCGTGCAGCCCGTTGGATGCCTGCCATAGGCCGCCCTGCCCCTTGGCTACCCGGTGGCACCAGTTCGCAGCACGGCCGAAGCAATAGCCGGGCACCCGCATCTCGCACCAGCCACCGCTTCGGAGCGATACCAGTTCGCGGGCGATGTCCTCGCCGATGCCGTCCGACACGCCGATCACCACGAGGCGGGGTCTGGTCCGTCTCGCGCTGATCGGCGTGTGCCGTGCCAGCGCGCCATTGCGCGCCAGAGGTCTGCCGCGCTGCAACCGGGCGTTCCTGGGCGGCATGCCTGTGCGCTTCACGACAGCACGCCCTGCTCGTGCGGGTACATCGGCGGCAGGACCGCGACAGCACCCGAGGTGGCCGAGTACAGGTCGCGCAGCGCGTCGTCCAGGCCAGCTACCATCTCCGTGTGGTCGGCCAGCTGGGCGATGATCTCCAGGTGTTCGGCACGCCGAAGTGCTTGGCGTAGCCGCGCCACGCGCTCGCGGTCGTCGTGGGCGATGACCGCCCGGATCGCAGGGTCGACCGGTGCACCGTTCGTCACGCATTCCGCGCAGCACAGGCAATCTGGGGCGGGCCGGTGGCCACCGCAGCACACGGTGACCACCCGCCTTTCCTCGACCAGCGCCAAGGTGCCAGTCACGACCGCGCTCCGCGCCATGCCGCCTCGCGCTCGCAGAACGCACAATCCGCCACGCGTTCGGCGTGCTCGTGCCAGTGGTGCTCGCCAGCCATGTCGCCCGCGCAGTCCTTGCAATCGGGCGACCACGCGTGCCAATTGCCGTGACCGTTTCCATGTCCGGGACCTGCGGGTGTCCCGGTGCCGTCCGACGTACTCACAACCTCCCCGTCGACGCTGTCCCCTGGGTCCGGGGCCGCGTCGCGGGGGTCGGGGTGGACGCCGTGCAGCATCGCGTCGGCGTTCGGCGTGAGATCGACCCGCACGGTGCCGTCCGCAGCGATCGCCGCAGAAAGTTCGGTGGACTTGGGCATCCACTTCGACAGCTTCAGGAACGCGGTCTTCACTGCCATCGCGTCGAAGTCGTCTCGCCACGGGCCGATGACGACGTGGCGTTTCAAGGCCTTGTCGAAGTACTTCGCCATTGCGTGCTTGTCGCGGTGCTCCTCGGCCTCGGCCTTGGAGATGTTCCAGAACGAGTAGCCGCCGTTGGTGTACTTGACTACGGCGTAGTAGTGCGCAGGCCCGCCGCGCGGCCCGTCGAGGCGCGGCTTGTGGATGAGGGTGTCGGCGATGCCGTACTCGACCTCAAACGTGTCCTGCTCGTGCACGATGCGGCCGATGACGCTGGCGATCTGCCCGGACCGCTGGGCGAGTTCGCGGAACCCCTGGTAGCCGATGATGAGCTGCGCCTGGTGGCGGCCCTTCCACTCACCCTTCGCGTCTTTCTCGTACTTGCTGTTGTAGAACGGGATCAGCCACGCATGTCCGAGGACCCCGACGCGAAGGCCGAGCTGTGCGCAGGTCATGAGGCCACCCAGGACACTGAGGTGGTCGCACTTGTCGAGGTTCTTCTGGGTGCGCAGAGCCGTGAGTGCGTCGCGCACCAGCTGCTTCGCTTCGATGCCCTGCGGCATCGCGGCACCGAACTCGGACTCCATGTTCCGGATGTACTGGCTGAGCGTCATCGGCTCGGCGTCGCGCGTCGCGACTGCGGTCGTGGTGGTCTTGGCCTGGGCGCGCTGGTTGACGCGCTCGGCGAGTTTTTCTCCCATGTGACGTGTGCTCCTAGTCGGTGAAGCGCAGCTCGCGCGTGCAGAAACGGCGGTAGGTCTCGGGGTGGTCGGCGGCCAAGCGCTCGACGTCGGTGACCGGTTTGGTCGTGACGTACTTGCTGGCAAGCTCGGGCTCGGCCTTGGCGAACGCGGCTTCCTTGAACTTCCGGATGTGCCTCCAGGTGGCGACCTGGTCGTCCCCGCACATCAGCCGTTCCGCTGTGCCCATGACCTTGCGGATGCGGTTCTTCACCGCGTCGGCGTCACGCTTCGCGTCCTTCTCGCCCTGCAGCGTCTTCTCCCGGTCGACAGCGAGGGTGAACCAGTCGTCCGCGCTGATCTCGACGGCGGTGTCTTCTTGTGACAGCGGGAAACGCTTGGCGAGAAACGCGGTGCACGCCGCAGAGCCGTCGATTGCGGGCTCGACGCCGCCGATGACGTTGTCGAACCAGAAGTCACGGGACAGTGACACGAGGTCGGCGATCATCGCGTCGTCGCGGTTGACGAGCCGGTACACGTTGCGCTGCCCGCCGATCAGACACGCCACCCACCAGCCGGTCAGGCCGGTGACGGCCATGCACCACTGGGCTTGCAGTTCGGCGTGGTCGGGAACGAGCGGGTCGGACTGCTCGCCCCACTCGTGGGCCAACCAGGGGGAGCACGTCTTGCCCTCGTATCCGCGCCCGTCCGAGGCGAGCCCGTCGGGGTTGGCGAGCATCCACGGCCACCGGGTGGACTGGAACATCCCGGCCTGCCGGACATTGAGGTTGTGTACGCGCGCGAACCGGTCGCGGACGACGGGTTCGAGGAGGGTGCCCATCTCGGCTTCCTCGGACTGCTCGTCGACGAGCGGCAGCTTCGCGGTCTTGTCCTCCCACAGTTCGTAAAGGGAGGTCCACCGGCTGAACCCGACGAGCGCGGATGCGTCGGACCCGCCGAGGCCTGTCCTGCGCATCGCGAGCCACACCTGGCGGCCTGCGCCGGGCGGGAGGATCTGGAGCGCGTCGGCCGGGTCGATGCCGTCGACCTTGACTCCGATCGCGGGCGTGGTCGGCGCGGTCATGACGCCACCGGCTGCTCGTCGAGCCGGGCGTGGATACCGAGGTCACCGGGCGGGGTGTGGCGGATCCTCGTGATGAGGCATCCGACGCCGACCTTGTCCGGCCCGTCCTGGTGGTGCTTGCCCTCGGCGGTGCTGGCGTTGTCGGGGGTTGTGGAATCCTGGATGTGTTGCACGGGAGCTATGTCCTCCTGTGTTACGGGGCCGTTCGGTCCGCGACGGCGGCTACCGGCGCGGGTTCGGGCGGCCCGCCTTTCGCTTACTGGGCGTTGGGCTTGCGGCGCTCGATGGCGGCGCGCAGACGCTCGTCTGCGTTGACGGCGACGCCTGGGACCTTGCGCAGGCAGCGGGCGACGATCTCGCGCTGCTCGTCGACCGGGACCGGGATGCCGCTCATGCCGTGTTCCTGCCCTCGACGCCTCGCTGGCGGGCGCCGTCGAGCAGGTCCTGCAGTTCTTCGTCAGGGATGCAGTAACGGCGGCCCGCCATGAAGTAGCCGAGCTTTCCGTTGTGGAGCATCCAGCGAACGGTCTTGATTTTGATTCCGAGCTGTTCGGCGACCTCTTCGATGAACCAGGCCCGGCGCGGCAACTTGGCGCGCGGCGCCTCGGCGTCCGGCAACTCGGCGTCTGTCATGCCGCCACTCGGTTCGTGGTCTGCGATCCGCGAACCGCTTCGGTCACGGCGAAAAGATCACCCTCCGGCACACGCAACGCCTGTTCGATACGCGCACCCAGATCGCCCTTGCAGACGGTGCGCTTGCCAGACCGGAGCGCGTGGATCGTGGAGTGACTGGACCGCACGATCTGCGCGAGCGACCGCACCGTGTGGCGCCGCTTGGTCATGTACATGTCGAGCAGCTTGTGGTCGATGAGCTCCACCTGATCTCCCTTCCATCGGGTTGGGGTGTTACTCCGCCGAGCCTAGGCCGGTGGTTCGTGGTTCGCAATACACGAACCGGTAACGATGGGTGTGCGCGTCCTATTGAGACGCGACGGACCTGCACTTTTGTCACGATCAGTGGTTGCAAATTGGGTAGTCCGCGCGTGACACTGTGCACTGATGTCTCGCGTAAGCTATGCGGGGAGTGGACGGACACAGCCAGGTAGCGGGAGGATGCACACCGTGACGGCACTGGGCGACTACGTCAGGGACAAGCTCCGCGAGCAAGGGTGGTCCATCCGGGCGTTCGCCCTCAGGATCGACGCCAGCCACTCGACCATCATCCGCGTGCTCAACGGCGAAGGCAGCCAAGCCGAGGACACCCTGCGCAAGATCTCCGACGGCCTGCCGGGCGTATCGCTGGCCAAGCTGCGGGAACTGTCCGGCCTCCCGGCCGGTGAGCGTGAACCGTTCCGCGTACCGCCCGAGTTCGACCGGCTGGATCGTGACGAGCGCCGGGTCGTGCTCGCGGTCGGTCGCCAGCTGCTGGTTTCCAAGGGGGCCGCGAGCGCGGCCGGGCTGGATGACACTACCCCTGTGGGTGGCGGCGGAACCGTGACGGCGTTTCCACCCGCTGTGGTGAATCAGGACGGCAAGCGGGTGACTCGCGCGGCCCGCAAACGCGAGCAGGATAACTGAGAAGGATCAGGGCGCATTGGGGCGCACTTGGGCGGACTCAAATGATCTACCGGTGTCACCCACATGGGCTATCGGGCAGGTTGCGGCTTCTGTGAAACTTCGGCCGCTTGGGTGGTTCCATCCGTGAAAACATGTCCGGGCGCTATGGATTCCAGGCCATGTGGGGCGAAGGTGCAGCCCATGACCGCCGCCCACCACGCACTCATCGCCCAACTCCTCGCCATCATGCGCCGCGTTCCCGACCTCACCCTCCGATTCGGCCCCGTCCAACCCGACGAACTCGGGGAGGTCGAGTTCGAACCGCGCATCGTGACCATCGCCGAAGGCGCTACCGACGAGGAGGCAGTCACGACGCTCATGCACGAGCTCGTCCATCTCCGACGCGGACCAGGGCTGCTCGGCCAGGAAGAAACCGAGGAAGCATTGGTGCGGGAGGAGACAGCTCGCCGCCTGGTCCCCCGAGAGGCTCTGCCCGCAATCCTCGGAGCCGCCAACACCGGGCGGATCGCCGCCCAGCTCGGCGTCGACGAACCCACGGTCCAACTGCGCATCGCGCTGGCCAGCCTGGAGCAGACGGAAGGGATCGCCTGATGGGCCGACCGCCGACGCCGATCGGCACCTACGGGAACATCAACTGCAAGGAGATCCGCCCAGGAGTCTGGGAGGCCTCGACCCGCTTCCGCGACCAAGGCGGCGAACGTCCGCGCGTCAGGCGCACCGGCCCCACCAAGACCGCGGCCGTGAACCGGCTGAAGGAGAAGCTCGTCCTGATGGCCGAGGAGGTCCGAGGCAAGGACCTCAACCTGGATACCAGGTTCCGCACGGTCGCGAACAAATGGGTCGAGGACATCGAGCTTGCCGCGCATGTCGGGGATATGTCCGAGGGCACCGTTCGACAGTTCAAGTCGTACCTGAAGAATTGGGTTCTCCCCGCGTTCGGTGCGCTGACAATGCGCGAGTGTTCGACGCTGGGGTTTGAATCACTCGTGGACAGGGTTCGCGAGAAGCGGAGTTACGACACGGCGTCGAGCGTGAAGACGGTTATCGTCTTGATCTGCCAGTACGCGGTACGCCACAAAGCCCTGACGGTGAATCCGTCGGCGGCCATGAAAAAGCTCAAGCGCACCGAGCGGAAGCCGGTACGCCCCCTCACCAAGGAACAGCGCACGGACCTCCTGGCCAAGCTCTACAAACTGGCAGAGGCGAAACAGTGCGACGTGAACGGCCGCCCGTTGGGCGGAGGGCGAGGCCAGGTGTGGTTGGACATCCGGGACATGGTCGAGTTGTCCCTCGCGACCGGCGTCAGGATCGGTGAGCTTGTGGCGATCCTCGGCGAGAGCATCAACGCCGTCGAGAAGACGGTCGCCATCGACGGGCACATCGTGACGAAGGACGCCGTTGGCCTGACACGGGAGGCGTACCGGAAGGGGTCGAAGAAGATCCTTCTTCTGAAGCTCCCGGACTGGGTGATGCCGATGGTGATCCGGCGGAAGCTCGCCAGCGGTGGTGGCCCGTTGTTCACCTCTCCGGGCGGTGGCTGGTTGGACCCGGTCAATGCGGGCCACCGGATGCGCGAGGCGTTCGACGAGACGGGTTACGAGTGGGTCACCAACCACAACTTCCGCAAGACCGTCGCGGCCGTCATCGACGGGGCCGGGCTGTCCTCAGGTGTGGTCGCCGCCCAGCTGGGGAACTCACGGGCTGTGGCGGAGAGGCACTACATCGACACCAAGGTCGCAAACACTGAGGCCGTCGAGGCGCTGGAGGGGATGTTCTAGGCGGTTCGGGAGGGGCGGGGCAATGTGGACAGTTCGTGGACGGTCGGGCGGTTCGCGGACCGGGAAACACGAAGGCCCAGGTCTCTGACCTGGGCCTTTGCTCCCCCAACTGGATTCGAACCAGTAACCCTTCGAGTAACAGGGCGTAGTTCCCCACAGTTACCCCGAGTTCCCCACAGTGCCCGCAAGCAGCATGGTTCGCGTATGCGACTGCCGCTCAGTTCCCCACAGTTCCCCTTAGTTGCCCCCATTTCTGGCCTGTAAGTGGCCGCACAGCCCCCCGCACACCCCGAACTTGTCCACACAACACGCCGTGAACCGAAGTAACCCGATCGTGTGGTGTCTCGTTGGACACTGGCGGGTACCTCGTACCCGACCAACGCACAGCAACCCCGTGCGCCCCCAACGGATCGACCGGCCGCCGTCATGCCGATCGGGACAGGAGTTCGCCGCGTGCGCCAAGACCTCAGTAGCTCCGAGATCCGCATCGAGTGGCTCATGGGCGCCCACGACGAGCACGGGAACGCCATCAACGTCGGCGCCGGGGTGACCGTCGACGGCAGAGTCGTCCTCATCGCACCTCCAGAAGGAACCCCCGTGCTGAACCAGCACGAAGCCGCGGAGTACCTCGGCCGTGTCCGGGCCGCGTTCCTTGAGGCAAGCACGCCCGGAACGACCTGACGACGTTGGAGGGCATGTCCGGTAGAACACAGTTGGCCGCGCCCAACTCCGATGGGCGCGGCCAA